GGATCTGAGTACTGTATTTATAGGCTAGCTGTTCGCGGAACGCTAGTTCGCGTTTTACCGCTTGCCGCTTCGCGGATTTGTAATTTTACCGCGCTTCGCGATTGTCAGAATCTGCCGTGTCCGCTTCGCGGTAGTAGTACTCGTAGTTGACCGAGGTTTCATTCTCACGACGTACACGAGCACCGTTCTTTAGGTGGAATCTGCGGGCCATTTCTGTTTGGGGACTTAGCGTTACAATACCCTTGATGTTTTGGTATTCTGCACGTAGCCAGTTTGCAGCCTCTTTTAGTAACTGTTGACCTGCACCAGGGCTATAACTCCAAATAGTGTAGAATACTGCTACATCCTTGTCGTGTGGCATGTCTTTGAGGTCTTGCTCAGTTGAGGGAACGTCTTTGAGCCACTGCATACAGGTCACAGCTAGGATTTGATCTTCGGCTTTGAGCATCAGTATCTCTGCGGCTTCATTGATACGCTGTTCCAAGGGAATGTGCGGACGAACTGGGTCGTCTTTGATTTTATCCACTAATGGATCGTCGAGTGTGCGTAAGTGATAGAGTTCCATGGCCATTTTCCCTGAGTTATATGCGTATTTATTATTTTAACATAAAACACGCATATTACTCAAGGTCATCGCCCGGCAGGTTGTTCAAAAGTTCACGTAGCTTGCTGGATTCCACTTTGGCAGTTACTTTGGGCACTGCCGCACCTAACACTGGGCTGATTTCGCCAGTTGAGCTGTCCACAACAGTTTGACGCTGTTTAATCTGATTCAGTAGGCTAGTACCGGCGCTGGCTGAGCCCGATCCATAACCATCTTCTTCAGCTAGGTCTGTGATGCGCAGGCTGTCAATGTTAAACTCTAGATCAATCTTCTGTCCAACACCACTGCTAGAACGTGTCTTCATCAACTGAATTTGATAGCGGCCACGCTCACGCATAGCACGGCTAGTAAAGATACCAAACACGTTATCTGCTGTTTGAATCTTACTCAAACCGCCCGAAATGTGACTGTGATCAAATTCAACTTCTTCAACAGCACCTCGGTTTAACTGTGCGGCTGTTACGCAGATACAGTTCTTTTCCATGGCTAGATTACGCAATTCTTCTGACACATACTTGTCCTTGACGAACAGATTTTCTGCTGAAATCTTCTTGCCAATAGGCATCAACAAGTCCAAGTAGTCTACTAGCAGTACGTCTACTTTACGATCCATCTTGATTTCATACTCTTTCATGTATGAACGTAGATCGTTTACAGTCTTACCACTTGGCATATATTTGACCTGGAACTGTCCACTCTTCTTGCCAATCATCTTAACCTTCATCTCAACGTCATCAATGTTCTTGAAAACGTCCTTGGTTGGCATGCCTGTAAGCATAGCATCCATACGCATACTCACTAGTTCTTCACTAAGTTCAAGACTTAGATAAACAACGTTCAAGCCCTGTAATGCCCAGTTCAAGCCCAAGTTTGCTAAGAATAGCGATTTACCTGCACCAGATCCACCTGCAAAGATGTTTAGTTCACCTCTGTTCATTCCCCCAAACAGTTTGTCGTCGATAGCCTTCCAGCCTGTTGAAATCTGGCCGTTCTTGTCCTTGATCTTCATTAGGCGTTCACGTGGGCTGGCAAAGTAGTCTGTGCCCATGTCTTTCTGTAGACCAATCTGTACAGCTTTTTTGATTTTTTCTTCTACTGAACCATACTCACCTTTTTCCAGCATGTCAGCTGATTCAAGAATAGCACGTTCTAATCCCTTGTGACGAGTAAATGTTTCGAAGTCGTTGAGCAACCAGTCATAGTGTTCTTCGCGTAGAGCACTGGGCACCTTAAAGTCAGCACCAGTGGCCGCATTAACGATTGTTTCTGTGGGAACTACGTTATGCTCTTTAACATAGTTGTTGATAAACTCTGCGGCTGTCTGTAGTTTGCGATCAAATAGCGTGTGATCAAAAATTGCCTGACAGCGACTAAATGTTGCGGCATCAGCCAGCATCATTTCCAAATAAACTTTTTGAATATCGTATCCGTAGTCTGTGTTCTGTTTCATCTGTATATTATACTATCTCTCAATTGAAAACTCTAACTTTATGTTGCCGTTCAAATTGTCTTGCATCTGCTAGATCATTTACCATTGGCAGTCCTTTGATGTTCAAACTGGTGTTTAGTAACATAGGACAGCCACTGCGAACTCGCCATTGTTCCAGTAGATCGTGTAGCTGTGGATTGTCTTCTTTTGATACTACCTGTACGCGACTAGTACCATCTTGATGCACAATACCGGGATATGTATTGGGTGTTTTACATCTAACTGCGTACTGCATGTATCTATGATCGCCAACTAGATCAAAATATCTGTGAGCTTGTTCTGCTGTGATTACAGGAGCAAATGGTCTAAAATCTTGGCGCTGTTTAATTTTATTGACGATCTGTTTGATATTGCTACCCCGGGGATCTGCTAATAAACTTCTATTGCCCAACGCTCTAGGACCAAACTCAGCAGGGCCACGAGCAACACCACAGATATGATGTTCAAGTAGCCAGTCTACAATCTCAGTGTTTGTGTTTCTATAGCCCATGTCGTAGCCTAGATACGGACCAGTCCATTCTATATGTTGGTTAGTGTGTGCCAGTACAGCACCAACACTAGACCCAGCATCGCCTGGATTAGGCATAATCCAAACGCTGTCAAAGTATTTGTGTGCTAGATGGTTAGCACTACAGTTAAGAGCGCAACCTCCCATCAACACTAGGTTCTTCATGCCTGTTAGTGTTCTAGCACGATCTAGGGCATGTTCAAACATTGTTTCGTAGATAAACTGTGTTGCGGCTGCCAGATCAAAGTAATCTGATACTGGTATTTCGCCTGAACGCCAATCCATACATCCGCGATGTAAATTTTTTGTAAATTTAAAGCCTGCAGGATCTTTGACAAAGTATTCCATCATTTCTTGGAAGTATTTGAACTTGTCTCCGTATGCGGACATGCCCATTAGAATGTATTCATCTTCTAAAGGTTTAAGGCTTAGGCGTTGTGTCATGGCACTATAGAACAGGCCGATGCTATTTGGATACCACTTGCTGTAGACTTTCTTTAGACGATTGCCTTCAGCAGACCAAATAGTCAGTGTTTCAAATTCGCCAATTGCATCTATAACCAACACTGCGGCTTGATCAAATTTACTGGTAAAATAGCCTGCTGCCGCATGACTTCTGTGATGCGTAGTCTGTACTACAGGTGCATTGATTTCGTATCTAGCTAGATATATGTCTAGATTGTTATCACGAAGTTTTAGACCCTGGCCTGCATATAGTTGTCTAAGTGTTTTTAGTCTAGTGTTTTCGTACCAATAGACCTGTTCAGGCTGACCAAAGTGTTTGGCGTAAGCAACTAGTTCTCGGCAGAGGTCTCGATCATTCTTTTGCTTGCTGAACCGTTCACTGTGGCTGGCAAACACCAGTTGGTTATCATCGAATACAGCCAGTGCCGCATCGTGGCTGTTAGCACTAATTCCCCATTTAATCATTTGTAGATAAAAGGATCCCGTTTGCGTAGCTCTTCTAGTCTTTTTTTAACTAGTCTACGTGTTCGAATATAACCAATGGGGTTTTTAATAAAGTTCCAAAGTTTATGTAGCATCTGTTTCCTTAAACCATTTTTTGGCCTTTAACTGTATCTTAAGACTGTTTGACTCTGTGGCTTCTATGATCATCCATAGTGTAGCCAGTCTCCCTAACTTTCTTACAGCGTCATTGACGTCTTTTACACCGTCTGGCCAGTCTGGCATACTTACCGACCAGCCATATTCGATTGCTTGTTCAACTGTTCTTGGACCTTCGTGATCTCTGTCAGGCACAAGTATAATTTCTTTACCTAGTTGTTTTAACAGCCAGTTTTGACTGTCTTTGATCTCAGCACCAAGTAACGCACATCCATCAATACTTAGCGCATCAAATGGACCTTCACAGACGATCACGAATTTTCGATTATAAGACTGTCTGTCTAAGTTAAACACATATCCAGGTTGCTGTTCACTGATGTATTTGGGTTTTGCATCGTTGATAGCTCTAGCGGTGTATCCCACACAGACTCCGTCTTTATAAAACGGGATTATCACACGATTTTTAAATCCAATCTTATTAGTCCAATAATACGGATAACCGTAAGGATCTAAACTTCTGTTGTTTCTTAGATAACAGAAAACATTTATTAGTTCCTGATCTGTGTTTTCCCAACCCTGTAACTCGATCCAAGTGCTCCACTCTTCTAAACTTTTTGCATCCATAGGTAATGCACGTTCTTCAAATTTAGGAACTACTTGTCTTACTTGTGTGTTTGAGTTTTCGTTTAGTCTTAGAGCTTCTAGTCTAAGCTGACTGATAATGTCGTCTGGGATATTCAGCAAGCGCATGAGCTTGCTCATTTTTTGACTTACAGTCCTACCGGGTTGCCAACTAGCTTTGAATCCACAGTTAAAACAGTGATAAGATAAGGCTTCGTCGCCGTTTTTAATAAAGCCGCCACGTTGCCTCTTGTCATTACAACAAGGTGCGTTAAAACTTATCCATCCGCTTGGAGTTTGTTTGCGTTTAGCAGGAAGGTAAGATAAGATTGTGTCTGCTATGAAGCCCATAGCATATTATACTTAACTTACAGTGATTTTGTCAACACTTCCGGTAATATTCTTTCCAGAAACAATGTATGTGCCAGTTCCAGAAATTGCTGTGCCAGACCATGATACAGCTGATACTGAGCTTACAGAGTAGCTCGAAGGATAATTGCTAGACTGTCCATCAACTGCTGTAACTGTAATAATCAAATCATGTGTTACATTGGCTCCGCCAACTTCACTGCCAAACACTTTAATTTGGCTACCAACAGCGTACCCAGTTCCGCCTGTTCGAACTTTAACATCATAGGATCCGTTATTGTTAGTAACAGTGAACTGAGCACCTACACCATTGGCTTTAGGTGTAGTGTATGCAATTCTAAAATATTTAAAATCACCAACGGGTATATTTGTGTTGGCGTTTACGTCAGGAGTCCAAGTACCAGTAAAGTCTGTAAATGTTTGACTGTCAATAATAGTTGAGCCCTTCCATGCTTCGGCATTAAGCGTACTTTGTTTAGTAGCTTGTAACCAAATTGATCCAGTAAAGCCGGACATATTAACTGCAAAAGAATGACTAGCTGTAGGTATTGCTTCGTAATAGGTTACAGGGATAGCACTTGAACGATATGTAGGAATACCAGACAAATCAATTTCAGCTGTAAAGTCTGTAAACTCCCTAGAGCCACGCACCGTAGGAACGGCATCGCCTACTAGTTCTAAAACGCCAACTGCACCAAATCGTGTGTCAGCATACAGTATTGTGTCAGCACCGTTCTTAAGACAGGTAACGCTATATTTTAGATATTGTGGGGACAAACTTGCAAGATCGGTATCAGGAATAGTTACTGTTGCTAGGCCTTTGCCTGTAGTTGTTTGATTAGCGGCAGGTGTAACTGTATAAGGACTGTTTGGGAGTTTTTTGCCACTAGCATCCATAACGTTCATGCGAAGGTTAGTTAATGCGGTGAGGTCGATACGCTTTTGGTCGGCGTTCTTGATATCGAACTCTATAAGATTATCGATACCTTTATAAATTTTTAAATTTCTCTGATACACGTTAGTAAACTCCACGTTGAAAGTAGCCACATCTGCTAATAGCTCGATTCTATTTGGATATAAATATTGTGAGATTTTTTGCATATTGGCATTTGTCCTTATACTATATTTATGGCAAAATTAAGAGATAACATAGAACAGAACCTACCATTTATAAGCGTTTTAAACTACGGCGAGGAAGAGTACGTAGGCATTATTATCAATCAAGACCAGTATGTTACTAGTTTTTACGATTTGAACGCAATAAAAACTACCGAAGAAAAGACGCTATTCTTAGAAATAGGCGAAACTTGGTGGTGGGAAAGTAATCGTCAGTTTCCTATTAACATTATCTGTAGAGATCAAATACAGCCCTTTGCCTATGCTATTAAAACCTTTAACAGCAAAGATGTGCGTATTATTTTAGGTCCAGTAGTTAACCTTATGAACTTAACTATGAAACGAGTTAAACGTAAGAGCGTCCAACTAGTAAGAAAAACTCGTTAATTATACCCGTAGCTAATCTGCTCACAGATTAAATTCATCTGTACTACAATCACATGTGCATACGCTACCGCATGTGCTTTCTTAAAGTAGTACTCACCGTTCGTCGGCTTCTCCCAAATCGTCTGCCCAATCTCTGTCCAAGTCTTCCCAACTAGATGTCTCTTTGCTGGGCGGATTAAAGCGAGACACATTGCCAATTCTTCTATAGAACTTGGCTTCATCTGTTTCAATAAGCTCCCATGCCCATTTACGTGGAATAGTAAATCCGTGAAATCGTCTTGAAGTAGTAGATCCCATAGTGGTTCCGTATTCATTAGTTGTAGTAGATGCTCTCTACTCTTTACACCTTCATATACACTTACATTTAAGAAGTCAATCTTAAAATAACCTCTAGCTTCTGCTTCATTATAATCTATTGTACTTAATCCAGTGATAGGATTGTACGGGATAGAAGTACAATATATGCCGGTATTGTGCTTTTTAAAAGTTCCATTGTCCTCTTTAATAGCCGCAGTGACATGCTCAAAATGTTCGAGTGCCTTGTTTCTATCAGCAAAGTCAATATCAATATCTGGCATTAGTGTTGTGTCCCTGATTCAAATAACATTAACGGAAGTGTTTCGGTAAGATAGTCTGCATACTGTTCTGCATGTTCAATGTCATCAAATCCTGTAAATTTTACATAGACTGAGTTATCTTCCTCAACTACAATAACTTGTAGACCTAGTTCTGTTGCATCTGGGTTGGGGTTTACGTGATTAGGGTTCATATGTTTGATTCCTTGACTACTTGCTTGACTAGTTCTACATCAGCTGGCAACTTTTTAAACTTGTTAAGCCAGTATGGTAGATCCATAATAGTACTTATTGCTTGAAGTTGCTCATCGTTGAATTTCTTCAGCATTTCCTTCCCATTTTTAGAATTTAATAACAGCCAAGGACTAATTTTACCATCTTTAACATCAAACACTGCTCTACTAAGACTTACATAAAGGAAGTAATGATTCCACTGTGCTTGGTTGCTTTCTGCCCAAGTCATCATATGCTTAATACTTCTTTCTAATGCTGTTTCGACTCGTTCAGTTTTAACAAGGTCCACAACGTATTTGTCGTACAACTCATCCCTACACCAATGATCAAGTTTAACACCACTACGAATTACATAGTCAATGAACTTGTCTGGATAGAGGGGATTTACATTACTAACAAAACTACCAAACTTTACAAATGCATTATAGTAAGGACTTTTTGCAAATTCATCATATGTTTTTTCGCCTTTAAGATTCTGACTTAATTTAAAAAATCTGTTGAAGGCGTCAAATCCTAGTACAACATGTCTTTCTGTTTTAGCTAAATGTCTGCGTTTCTGTTCGCAAACATGCACCATCAAAGTTTTCTCTTTTGAAAACTTATGCTTACAAAATTGACAAGTAAATACACCTTCTACCAATGCCATCATTTTAATTTCTTTGCAATAAGGGAGTCTTCCATACCGTAGCGTTTAGCAAGATCCTTAATGTCTTTGTCAGTTACCATTGAAGCAAGCAATTCGATCTCATCCATCTTCTTTTGCGGATATAGTTCAGCTAAGAATTTTACTTTTTTACTATCACTGCCTGCTTTTTTCTTGTGACCAATCCATTCGTGATAGAATCTAGTATTGCCGTCGTAACTGCACATACACAATAGTAACCACAACAGCTTAGGATGTTTTTGCAAAACATTCCAATGTTTGTTAAAGTATTCGTTTACGGTAAGAACAAAATGTTGTTGAACTTCTTTGTTAGAAGACTTGGCATTACTGATATATCTGTTTAGAATAAAAAATTCCTGTTTAAGACTTTTTTGCTGATCAGCATCCATGGCGTCCCATAGTTCTCGGACGTTCTCATCAACTGCGGCAATCTTTTCTTTTAGTTCTATTTTTTCACTCATAGTGGCTTGTCTTTGCTTAAACGATATATCATTATAGCATTATCTAAGGCTTTCTGTAAAGCCTTATTGGTTTTTGCTTCTCTCCGAATTTCGCCCCAAAGTTTGTCTTCGAGTAAATGATCCCTTAATGGTCTACCGTCAGCAGTTCTAGCATCATAGTTCCAGCCAATCGGTTTCCTTTCAGTTGATCCCTGTTCTCTAGCATAGACAACATCATCTACTCGTTCGTAGATGTATGTGGCACCTGGTTTAAGACTTCCCATATACAATCCCGTATTGTTTGTACAGCCATTTTAGAAATTCTTCCAAAGTTTCTATTTTGTCTTCTTCAAAAATCTGTTCTTTAATATACGAGTCCATACCAATTTTAACTCTGTTGAGAAAATCTTTGTCATTCATCTCCGCTCTCCTTAGGGACTAATCTTGCATCAAACGCCATAATAGTTCTATACCCGTCGCCTCGCCATGGATAAACCGTGTGCGGCAAATGACTTGGAAACAACACTACTGTTCCTGCCTTTGGGGTATATTTCCACATGTCATTCATGATAAATTTTGAAATATCTTTAGTTTGTGGTAACCTAAAAGCTATCTGAGAATCTGACGGAGAACTGTTTTCAACTAGGTCCGGAGTTGTAATATACATATTACCACTTATGTTGCCGCCTGGATGTGTGTGCATTTCTTGGTAATCACCCTGTTGCTGTCTAATAGTCCATATACTAGTAACCACCGGCTTGCAAAATTTTAATTCTTCAGCGCCTGACTGAGCAGATACTAACTCCATGTATCCTTGACATAGGCTTTCAAGGAACTTTACTAGCCAAGACACATCAATGTTTAGTTGATTAGGATATACTTGTATCTGCTGTCCTCCTCTAATACTGATGTAAGGATTTCCACTATCGTTTAATTCTGGATGAGAATGTAGAGAGTCAACTAGGCTATAAATTTTACTAAACTCAACAGGAGGAACATCGTCGATAGCAAGAATAGTTGGTTGAAAGTAAGCAACTTTTAGACTCATAGTATTTTATCCAGTTGAATAATTTCGCTTTGTCTCGAGATTTCTTTAACAAAATATGCACAGTTTGGTTTATCACCAAACTTTGTAGGAACAGCTAATAGCTGACCGTTTTTCATTTTAGGAAAGTACCACTTAACGTCATTGTAGAAATTTACAATTTCAATTTTCTTAAACTCAACTCTAAAACTGCTTAATGGATTAAAGATTAATGCTTCAAATCCGCGATCATTTAGACTTGTTAAAGGTAAAATTTCAATATCGTTAGAGCTTGAACTGTCCCCTACTGCAATTGACCAATCGATAGGCATAGCTACTTCTTCATCGCCGATTCTCAGCACCATTGCAGGGCTGTTGAAACTCTCTAAAAATATCAAAGGCATGAAGTAAAAATCTGGCTCTTTAGGGTCACTGTTATCTAAAACTGCAAACCGTGTGCTGTCGTCAACCTCGTCTGGTAAATTGTTTAAACTAAAAGTTTTGTTATCTAATGTTAGTATTTGCATATCTGTCCTTAGGACCAATCCGTCTTCTCAATTGTGAAGGGATACTTGGCCTCTTTATAAAATTTCTTCCTCTCAGTGAGGTGGCGTTTGGCGTATTTGCAGGTTGATGTAATATCCCAGATTTGGACGAAGTCTTTGTCTTCTGCTTTTCTAATCCCTCGCCCAATGCTTTGTATAACGCGGACAAAGCTCTTTCCGGGCTCAAGAAGAACCAGATTAAAAATCCTTGGAATATTAATACCCACAGCGGCCACACCATAAGTCGCCACAATAATCTTGTCACTACTGGTTCTAACTTCATCATATTCTTCTTTCCTATCTGTTGTTTTTACTTCGCCTGAAATAAACACACTACCTTCTAATTCATTTACTAAAAATTTGCCTGAGTCAATCCTGTTAACGAGAACTAGTGTATTGCCTGATTTTGATATTTCTTTAATTAATTTGCTGATATAGATCATCCTATCATCGTCAGTAACTAGATACTTTAATTCGTCAGCATAGCTTCTAAATTCTCGAGTATCAAGCATCTGTACAATGTTTACGTGACAATTTGACAACACACCTTTTTCTTGTAACTCGTGTGCTTTAATGCCGCCAATGACTGGACCAATTGAAGCAAAAATACTTTCGCTTTCAAATTTTTCTTTAGGTACTGTTCCAGTTAACCCCCACCGTATTGCCGCGTTAGATAAGTTTTGTGTAAGTAAATTTTTTAATACTTCAGCCTTAGCCATGTGTACTTCGTCAACAATGACTGTTTTAACACCGTCTAAAAACTCAGCTAGTGTTAGTATATCGTGCTCGTGATTTTTAGATTTTTTGTCTAAAATATTCAAACTTTGCCAAGTACAGATAGTGTGTGTTTTATTAAGATCTTTTCTGTCGCCGTAATAAACCCCGACGTCAAGACCGACGTTAATAAAATCTTCTTCTGTTTGTTCGACAAGTGACTTGTTTGGTACAATAGTGATAGTGCGTCCATATTTTTCACAAAGATCAGCTAGCGTTGCAGTTGTAATTGTTTTACCTGCGCCAGTGGCAATTTCTTGTAGTGCTTGGTGGTTTTCAAGAAACTTATTGATTGCCGCAACTTGGTAATCGCGAAGCATAATAGGCTGGCCTTCTTGAGGATGGCCCTTTGGCCACACCTTACCTTTATCAGCCCAATAGGTTTCTGTTACTGGAGTAAAGGTAATTTGCTGTGTCGTGCGAAGATCTTCTACTTCTTCAATATCAACACCCATTTTTCCTAGTATATCAAGGATTGTTTCGAGTTGATTTAAGTATCCATTACCGCCTAGACCAAATAAACTAACCATACCGTCCCATCGTCCTAGCTTGTATGCAGGATGATATCTTGCATATGGTATCTCGTATTTGAAAGTGTTGGCTAATTTTTTACGAGCATCGAGTGGGCAGTTCTCTAGCTTAATATTAACCTCATCTTTGATGATTAATTTCACCCCCATTGTGACCTCATCTCAATGATCGGTTGTTGGTCAGTGTGAGAAATGATTAGGTCGCAATGATTTGCAAACACCGAAGTCTTGGTATGTCGTAGGGGTGTACCAATGCTAACAACACTCATTGGTCTCCAGTCATTTTTTATGAAAAATTTTGGAATTTTTCCGTTTTGTACAGCCACTATTTTTGTCTCATTGTTTAGTTCAGCATTGTATTTGTTATCTGCAATGAACTTATTAAATTGTGTACCAACCTCGTCATTAGGCAATCTAAAGTAAACTCCAATTTTATCAAAAATTCCATTTTTTTGGAGACTTACATGAAGATTTTTCATTTCTTCGAGGCATTTTTTATGGTCGTTACTATCAAATACTAACATCACTGGAAGTCTTTTTAATTTTATTAAAGAGTCGAGGACTTCGTCAAGGCTGTGTTCTTTTCTGTTAATCCAAATTCTTGTATTTTTTCTATAAGCAATTTGTTCTGTTAAATTTTCTGGATTTTTTTCGGTATTTTCTACAAAATACTGATACCTAATAGATCTGTCTTTAATAATGTTGTTGTCAATGGCAGTGTCAATGCCTAAATCTTGTGTAATTGCTTTTTGAAAATTTGTGTGTGAAATGTTTGTGATTAAAAATTGAGATTTGACCTCATTTTCTGACCAAGATTTTATGGTTTTGTAAAAATCTATGATTTTTCCTTCAATTTCAAAATCTAAAGGTCTTAGCATGTCGACTAGCTTAACAATATTTTTTTCTGTTAGGTCAGCAACATAAAATTTTCCATTTTGTTCTTGCCCAAGTCCAGAAATATTTTTAGAATTTGAAGTAATTGTTTGACGAATTGCCGAAGAATACGTAAATTCAATAAAAATGACAGAATTTCCACTGGCATGTGAATTGATGTACATTTTTCTTGTCTTGTCAACTTGACGAAATGGTTTGGACCAAGTTGGGACTTCTATTGCTTCACAAATTTCATTTGACAGCTCGTTAAATTTTTCAGAATTTTCCTTAAAAATCTTAACCAACAGTTTTCCTTGGTTTTCTGTGATAAAGTGTGGAGACGAAATTATCTTATGTAAGCTCTTGAGTACCTTTTTATCGCGTAAAGATAAAGACAGCTGGTCTACAGGAAAGCTAATTACTTTTACAAGAAGTTTATCAACAGTATTCATACTTTTTATTATACACACGTCTTAGGCAAAGGTCAATACCTTATTGAAAAAAATAGGCCTCATAAATATTTAAGGCCTATTGTCACTATTTTGAGCAAATTAGTTAAAGCGTTGCATCTTCCATTCCAGCAACTCTCAATTTCACGATATTTGTAAGTTGCCATTGTTTCTGATCAAGTGCTTTTGTAATTCCAAGCCATTTATTTCTTAGCAAAGCAAATTCGTTGATAATTTTTTCAAAATCAACAACATCTGCTTCGCCTTCTACAAACTTTTCGCAATCACGACTGCTCAAAGCACGTTGGTAGTTTTCAAGATACTTCCGAAAGAATTGACTTTTGAGTCTTCGTAACTCGATATTCAAATATTCTAAGATTGCTTCGATTTCTTGCAACTGACTGAATCTGTGTTCTACAATACCAGGCATAGCAGCCGACGCTTTTTCAATATTACCAATAATATGGCATTCTTTTTTAGCATCAGCAAGCTCGTTAGTATAGTATTCCACAGCATCGGGAATGTTACTAATGTCTTGAGAAATCTTAGTGTACCAGCTCATTAGAAATCGAGTTCCTTATAATCATCATCTTCCTCTTCCTCGCCTTCGTCGAGATAGTACTCGATAGCAGAGTCGAGAGTACCGTCAACTCCTGTGGCTCCTTCCAGTGTCCTATCGCTGACACCGTAGTCAGCTAATAGGTCAACGTATCTTTCTGCGGCTACTTCTAGTTGCTTCTTATCAATGTAGTCAGCAAACAATAACCAGATATCACCAATTTGACTTTCATTCAACATGTTCTTCATTCTCCTCTGGAACAGTAGTTGTTGTGTTAGATTTGATATGGTATTTTTCCATTATCATATCTAATTTATCATCTTTCCATTCTTTTCGGTAGAATTTGAACTCTTCTCCAGTCTCTGGATCAATCCACTTGAGTCTGTTACCTTCTTGCTTGAGTAAACCTTCTTTTTCAAACAAGTCTACAAGACCGCTGTATGGATTCATACCTGTTGCGTAAGGAATTTTAACTTGAATGTTTTCAAAAGGTTTAGCATAACGTGTTTTCATGATTTTACATGCGGCACGAATACCGTTTACTTCTGAAACTTTGTTGCCATCTTCGTCTTCTTTTAGTTTCAATTTCTTCATGGCAACCACGATAGAAGATGCGTAAATGAAGCCTTGTCCGCCTGAGATTTTGTCGTCTGGATCAAACATATCTTGGCTAGCGTATGTGTGATTTGTAGCCACCAAGCCAATGTTAAGACTACCAAACATATTAACACAGTTACGAACCAGCGCCGTAAGTGCTTTAGGCTTTCTACCCATATCACCTTTAAGATCTCCTGCTTCGAATTGATTAACATCAGTTGGTGTTAGCAACATGCCAAGTGAGTCAACAACAAATAATACCTTAGGACGTGATTCCTCTGGCATTTCTTTGTATTCTTTGATGAATTCGTTAATAGTTTTAGCAACGTCATCAATCATAGCCATATTAAGTTTTAACAACTTATCTTCGCTAGTATCAACACCGAGTGCTTTGAGCCATTCTTCGTCAAGAGCGTTTTCGCTATCGATTAGAACAACATAGATACCTTGTTGTTGTGCATGTCGAACGATATTACCGGAACAGATATATGACTTGCCTGCGCCTGACTCTCCAGCAAATACAGTAACCTTACCTAGAGGAATACCTTTTTGGAAGTCACCGCTGATCAGATAATTTAATGCAAAATTACCTGTTGAAACCCAATCAGTAGGGTCTGTAAAACCTACACTAAGACCATCAATACTCTTAGTTAATGTCTTACGAAATTTTGATAAATCAAAAGGCTTTGTAGCCATAGTTATTCTCCTAAATGATAGCTTGGGCGTAAGAGCTATGTCTCAGAGGCCCAAGGCTTATTAATTACTGCTTTTGGCGATTACGAATCATTGCCAAGATATCTTGTGCTCGGCTATCACCGCCACTAGATTCTTGTGCTTCTGCTTTTGGTGCTGGGGCAGGAGCTGCCTTTGCTACTGGAGCAGGTTCATCGTCGTAGTTATCGTCTGCTGGTGCAGATGCTTTAGGAGTTGACTTAACAGGATCGCCAGTATTTTGGCTCATGCCTGCTGGTTTGAAATACTGACCCCAACGTTCCATATCAAATGGTTCGCCGTCGACAGAAGCTTCAAACATCTCCTTCATTACCTTAAGCTCAACTTCTGTTGGCTTCTTAGGTAGGAAGTCGTTTAGGTTAAACAAACCATATTGCTTGATAGCGGCTTGTTCTTCGTCACTTAGAGGACGCTCACGACGTGCCCAAGAGCTTGTGCTGTAGTCAGCATAGCCGCCTTTTGAACCTTTCTTCATACGGAAGTCAAGTCCATGGACATAGTCAGTTGGTAGATCTTCTAGTTCCGGATCAACAAGTGCTGAACGGATCAGTGTAAAGATTTGAGGACCGATGATAAATCGGCGAATTGGATTTTCAGGCTTTTCTTGTTCTTTCAAGCCATCTTCTGCAACAAATCCTTGGAAAATGTAACTACGCTTCTTCCAATATTTACGACCCATATCTTCAAGAGCTGGGTCCTTAAACCAACCGCGAACCTCGGAGAGGATTGGACAAGTGTCGCCATACATTTCTACGCATGGTACTTGTACGATTGTTTGTTTGCTTTCAGATTCACCCTTGATGCCAGCAAATGGCAGTTTGATCATTGCACGTTCAACCCAGAAAAAGGTATTGTCTTGGTTGCCGTCGGGTAAGAAACGAAGTACGGATTCACCGCCTTCTTTTAGGTTCCAGAACGGATAAATTGAGTTATCACCGCCTGTACGTTCTCCTGAACCTTTTGATTCAGATGCCTTTAGTTTTGCACGAATTTCAGCCAAAGTTGCCATAATTTTTCTCCTATTTTTAGCCTTTGTATATTTGCCTTAGTTGTTGAAGACCTTCTTCAACAAAAAACGCATACATGTTATTGTATGCGTTTTTATTTAGTTCTGCAAGACTAATCTTGCCTAAAATGTGATTATTTTAGCCGTTTTACTTTAGTCCTGCCAAGTGAATAATGCTAGCCAATGCTTGATCTTCGGAATAACCTGTTGATTCAGCAAAAGATGGAGCAATACCTTGTACTTGTGTTTCTAATGTTTGAATATCAAATGTTTCTTGTGTACTTGGTCTAGCTTCAACTCTGTTAATTTGATTATGCTCATTACCACTTGGGTCTTTCATATCAATAAATTTTAATACTTTGATAAGGTCTTCCGGATTAGCACTACCAAATTCACCGTCTTCAAATGCTTTCTTAACTTTGATCTTAACACGCATTCCGCCTAGTGGGAAATTACCTTTTTCTTTGTTATAGAATCCAGAAATGTATTTTAGCATACCTGGTAAACCTTGTCCAGCAATAGAAGGTTCATCGTAACCAAAGTCAGCTGGGCTCATTCCACAACCTTCGATAATTTCAGCAATAGTCATTTGACTTTCGCCAACTGTTAATACTGTTTCTAAAGTTGCACCTGCTTTCTTAGCTTTTTCAACTGCCTTAGCAAGTCCTTGACGAGCTAAATGACGAGCTTGGCTATATCCCTGACCGTGTTTTCCTGGAGTTGTTTTCTTACTTGGTTTAGTGTCCGGATCAAACGGAGGATCTTCATCTTTTCCTTCAGCAACTGGTTCAGCAACTGGTTCTACCGCTGGTTCAGGTGCTTGTGCAGGTGCTTGTGCAGGAGCCATTGCTGCCTGTGTTTCTGGTTCTTGTTGGCCGCCAGCTTCTCCGCCAAAGTTTAATTGTGCGGCTACATCTGGATCAACTGACTGTACATGTTGCTGTACTAAAGGACGAACATCTAAGTCTGGATCAACATCACGTAAAGCGTTAACGAACTCTGGATCGTCAATAAGTCCTTTTAAAGACATAATAGCGTTAGTGCCTTCTGGGCCACCTACTAATTCTTGGGCCATTAAGGTGTTTAATTTTTCAATTGCCGCACGTCTTGCATCTTTGTTTGGACTAAAAATTTCGTCTTTGTCTTCTCTAACAATGTCATTAATGAATGATTCAAATTGATCTGCTGGATCAAAACTTTCACGTTCCATGCGAGCATTAAATTCAGCTCTCATAGCTTCTTTTCTGTCTAGATAATTTTGATAACGCTTTTTGTCTAACTCACTAGCACCATCTTTTTCAGCGGCAGCTTTTAATGTATCGTGCTTATGTTTGTCTAACATACGACGATGTTCTGCACTTACTGAATTAGGGTTATATGCTTCTTCTACATCTTCTTCGCCTAAAATGTCTTCGGCAGTTAATTCAACAACAGGAAGCTCTGATTCGTCAACAAATTTATAAATGTATGGAAATACTGATTTTAATTCTTCGTTGAATGTTTTAATAGTTAATCTGTTAACTAAGTCGTCGACAACTGCTTCCGGAATCATTTGTTCTTCTTGTGCTTCAAACGATTCAACAAATGATTCGTAATATGCACTACGTTGTAGATTTTGTACTTGTTTCTTAATCTCTTCAATACGTTCCATTACTCTAGAAGTAACAGCACTCATTGCCTCACTTAACTGGTCTTGACGGCTAACATAACCTTTAAACTTGCGTAGACTTGAAAGCTCTTCTGAAAGGCCAGTGATATATTTGCCAACTGAATCGTAAGGGTTGCCGCCGTGTTTAATGTGTTCAGCTAATGCTCTAGCACCGTTGATATGCTTCGAAGGATACTTGAAACGTTCTCCTTGTGCATTTTCAATATAAATGCTTTCAATATGCATTGTGCGGCCTGCTGGCAAGTTTGTGTTAACTGCCTGACTGTGCTTGATTACTAATCTAGCTTCGCCTAAGTCTTGGTAACTCATTCGAGCATTACCATAAAGTTTATTTTCCATTATCGATGGCATAACTGGTTCTTCCTTACGTTTCGCTTGAAACTCGTAGTCGCGCTTATCAAGATTGCTCTTGCCAATATTTTGTACATCAAAATTTAGTAAACGATCCTTGGCAAACTGTCTAAATCCTCTGATGAATTTATAAGCCCCATGGTGTGAAGTGTGATCGTCGTCGTTTACTAAATCTCCACTTACTTGCAGTACAATACCGTCTTGTGCGTCTAAAGTAATAGCAATAGTTCCCAAAGGTTCACCATCTTCTTCGTATTCAAACTCAAAAAAACGTGCTTTAGGAATGTCTTCTTTTTTACTCAAGACATTGGCGTTTTCGTCACCCATGCGGATGTCGCGAAAACGGGTTTGTATTTTGCCGTAGAGATCTTTGGCAATTTTATCTAGATTTGCGTCCATACTATATTTATCATAAATTACTTGAAACAAATATGGGTAGCGGAGGCTCCCAATCTTCTTCGTGCCCAGAGTTAACGCTTAAACTTTCAAAAACTGCTGGGTCCCAGTCTGCTAAAATAACACTCATACGCACAATTAGTAACAAAGCCGCAACAAGGTCATCGTGCTGGCCATCTTTAGCTTTAAAGCTAACTCCGCTTGCAATATAAGTTTTTAATTCGCTGATTAATATTCTACTATTCAGCTTCATCTTGTCTTCTTCAATAAGGAATTTTAATCTAGCACATGCTGAAATTTTGTTACTAAATGTAGTGTTAAATCCCTTGCGAAACTTACGAACGTGTCCTTTTCTAACAGGTTCGCTTACAAATAATCCTGGAAAAGTTTCTTCTCCTAGGTCTTGAATAACAACCAGCGCGGCTTCCCCAACTGTGTTATTTTCTACACTCCAGTAAAGGTTGTTATTATATCCTGCACCGCATTCAGATTCAATGTATTTTAAAACATCTCTAAATATTTTAACCTGTTGCTGTATTGGTGTAATATTGTGTTGCCATTCAGCAACTTGTGTAAAACTTGGCAATTCAAATACTTGAATACCTGCATAGTCACCGCCTGTTCCTAAGCATGGATCCAATGCCGCTAGGTAAATTTGTCCAGGTTGTGGTTTCTTAAACCATCTAACCTGTCCCATTTTAAATACTGGTTCTTTTCCTAACAACTCGCTAAGTTTAATACTGTTGATTAGCGTTTCATCAAATACTAAGAATTCGCAACCATACTCTCGGCGGAATCGTTCTTCGCCAATACGACCCATTTCATTTCTTCGCCATTCGTCATCGCGGTCTGGGTGTTCATGCCATTCTGCTCTAAAACCATGGAAGCCGTTGCGACCGATCAAATCTTCTTTAGCGTTGCCGTATTCGTCAAATAAGTCCTGGCTTTCTTTCCAAATTGTAGCAAATGTATCTTCGTCGCTGTTAGGTGTTGATGTAATAATTGCCTTACCACCAGTTGCTAGTGTAGGAGAAATAGAAGTCCAAAACTCTTCGGCAATGTTAGGCTGTACGAATGCAAACTCGTCGCAGTATAGTAATGAAATAGACATACCACGACCAGTTGTACCAGTTGTTGTTTGACTTACAATACGTGAACCGTTATCAAATTCAATTGACCCTTTGTTGTAACTAACAACACCACAACGTATGTAATCAGCACACAATTCATATCCATAACGGATACGTTGCATAATTTCTTGAGCACCTGTATATTTGTGCGCGGCAACTAATACAGTTTGATCAGGATGAAACATAGCATACCACAACAGGTAACCCGCCGCACAAGTAGTCTTACCACTTTGACGTGGCATCATGTTGATGTTAAAGCGATAATCGTGGTATGAATGTAGTAAACGCTCTTGATATTCAAAAGGTTCGAATTTAACTTTACCCCGGACCGGATGTTGGATATGAAAGAAGTTTTTAACAAAGTGCATGTACCCTTCTACGGGGTCAGCACACATCAACAAGTCTTGCACTTGTTCTTCTGTAAACTTTTCTTTGGTATGCGCCTTTTTGGTTAAGACGCCATCTAAACTTTTTGCCATAACTTTATTTACATAAAAAAAGGGGCCGAAAAGCCCCTTTTTGGTCTAATTATTTTTTATTATCTAGACTTAACTTCTTGGTAAAGATTAGAAAGATGTGCAACTAAACTTTCGCTAACACCTGGTTGCATCGGGTTTCCGCCACCGTTTACTTTTTCAGCTTCTGCGCCTTTGCTTGCTAAGTCGTCGCCGGTTGGTGTTACTGCATCTAAACCTGCTACAGCTTCTTCTGGTTCGTTAGCATATTCTTCCATGCCGATAACCATTGCTTTGTCAGCATCTCCGCCGCCTTGTTCAATATTCTTAAGAATAGCCATTAGGTCCCGGATGCCGCCGGCGCCGCTGCCATTCATGCTAACATTCATAGTTACTGAATCTTGTTGTCTTGGAGCTGACATACCGGCCATAGGGCTCATCATTCCGCCACATTCTTCAACCTCTGTGTCCATCAACGGTTGATCAGTAGTTGACATTGTTCCGCCTTCATCCATATCATCGTCAGAATCTTTTTTAGTATAAGAATCTGATGATTCTAGATTTTCATCTAGTGCGGCAATTTTTTTGTATAAATCTTGGAAGTTCATAATTTTTATCCTTTGGCTACAGGAGCCTTATCTGCTAAGAGTTGATCATTAACTCCCTTGTATTGCTCGCCGCCATGTTTAATCTTGTTTAGGTCTTTTAATAAGCTCATGACTCTTTTTTCGCCTACTGCTTTTTGACCTTCTGCATTTGTTTCGTATTCCTTCATTAGAAGAGCTTCACCTGACTTTTCATCGTGCTGGTGATTTAAAACTTCTTCTGCTTCTTCCATTGGTGTGCGTACTTTAACGCAATCTAAACTGCAACCACACTTCTCAGCAATTAAAGCGCGAACAGTCTGTGAATTAGTTGGGTATGCTGTGCAAACATCAAATATAGTTACGTTTGTATTTTTAATTGTTGGAAAATCTGAATGTGTTTCTGCAATAGGCAAACGCTTACCAGCAGAGCATTTTTCTACTTTGTATTGAGATAGCGCCATTTTAATTTTGTCGCCAGCTTTTTCGTAGTCTCCTGCAAGTTTAACTTTAAACTCGTAGACTTTCTTACTTTCTGTTAGATATTCCTTAAATGTTTTCATAGCATAATCCTGATACATTATTTATTCATATTTTTAAGTTTCTCAATTAGGCTATTACGATCTGCAATAATATACCCATCTCCATTGAGGTTAATTCCGTTTTCTTCGCTAGTATTTGCATCCTGGTCTAGCTTTTGCTTCTTAATTTGTAGCTCAATCATCTTTAATTTTTTATCAATTTTAGCTGATTTAGCGTCAATGGCATTCTTAAGCATAGTGCCAGCAACTTCAAAAATACGAGCACTATAGCGAGCTTCTACGTTCATTCCTAAATCAATTAGGTCATCATACGCATCTGTAGCACGTTGAGCAAGTGAGTCAAACTCACTATCTGCTAGATCTCCAAGACCTTCTACTTTTGGTAGGGCCGCAGATATTTTATCAAATTCAGAAATATCTCTTAGCAAAGGCTGTGCGTTTGATTTAGCTTCCTTTTGCTTTTTCTTTTCTTCTGCTTTGATAATTTCTTTACTTGCAGGTAAGTTTAATATTTCTTCAAGTTTCTTAGTCATAAACGTACTTATCCGTTTCCATTATGGAACAAATCATTTTCGCTCACAATTCTAAACTTAATTCCCTGTTGTTTGCACCACAAGTTTGCTGCCGCCCACTTTGCTTGGTTTTTTACAAACTGTGCTTGATTATACTTGTTTTTACCAACACGCTCTAGGATAGCTTGACTTGCAGGTTTAATTTCTATTAACTCAACATGCATTCTGTTATTTTTATCAACATACTGAATAAAGAAATCAGGCACGTAAATTGTTTGACGCCCGGTTAACGGATCACGGTAAGGTATTTGTACAGCTTCACTTGCCCATTTTTGTACGCTAGGATTAGTGTCGCAAAATCTCATAAAACTCCATTCCCAGCTACTACGATATGTGGGTACCTTTGTACCTACATACTTTTCTGGGTTGGTCATTGTAAACTTACCTTTTGCAAACTTAGTAGCCATTACACTAAAATATTTCTACTCTCAAACTCGTTACCAGTCTGTTCAATTCTATAGCCTAATAAACTTGTATTTTCTCTATAGGCATTTAAGACTTGTGCAACTACTTGACTGAGTTGAACGTCTGTTAATGATTTTAAAGATTCTACTAGTTGAAAAACATTTACATTGTCTGCTCTTGCCTGATTTAATAAAACAATTCCTGTGCTTCTAGCACTTTGCAGATCAAACCCTTTGCTAAGGAAAAATCCCACAACTGCATCAATTTGGTTGCTAGGAAAACTTACTTTAGATTGATAAAATTTATCAAAGAATTCTTTTACTTCTAATGTTGAATCTGAGGCAGTAGACGGTAAATTGCTTGACATATTATTATCCTAGATTTGCTGGAGTTGCGACAGTTGGATTGTCTTTGTTTGTTGATACGGTAGGAAACTGAAATCCAGTAAGGCCGTTAAGATTTGTAGGTGTAGCTTGTATTAAACTAACACTACCGGATGTTGCTGGAGATTCTTTATCTTTAGTGTTCTGATATGTGCTTAACTGCTGTGATAAAACACTTACACGCTCTTGTGATATGTCAGTGCCTTGTTGCGCCAGTGACGGGTTTATTCTCTCACTAGAGCCTGCTCCTACTAAAGGACTTGGTGTTTTGTCGTAATGTTCTAAACCAAAACCTTCTGGTTCACCTTCAGTTACTACGCCACTACCATACGCAACAGCTTCGTAAGAAATTTGCATAGTGTTATCGTGGCCGCCGGGTTGACCGTAATCTACTTTATTATGATTGAAACTTGATATAATTGGATTTTGTAAAGTATAACTGACAAATTCATGTCTAGCCATTTGGTATATGGTAATGTAGTTAAAAAATGGTTGCGTACTACCGTTATCAAGACCGAATGTATTGTTTATGTAATTAAAATTCTTTGTAGCAGTTCTGTTATAAGCACCTGGTGCAGTAGCTGATATAGGATCAGCATAGTAGTAACTGTAATAGTTTTGCCAAAGTGCGTTAATTAGCCCCATGTTATCGTCATGGAACAGTATGTTAATTGGATTGTATCTATGTGTTGTTTGTATGTTCTTTTTTCTGTTATACTGATTAAGTGTTTCAACAGTTACCGTGTAGTTAGGAAGATCAACACTTTTAACTAACACATTAATTTCATTTTTATAGCGTTCTACTAGTGCGGGATCTGCAAGAGCATTTCTATTAATACCAAACGACACATGAAAAAGAAATTTGTGTTTAGGAGCAAGCCTAAACTGATCATTGACAAATACTCGAGATGCGTGTTGAGGATCTCGAAGTAAAACAGTCGAGGTATTATTGAGAAATGAACTAGGTGTGAATGCCATAATAATATTTATTCAAAGAATAAACTGCGTAGTTAATAGATATCTATAAAAAAGCCCAGTAACCTGGGCTCTTTTATTATCTTGCGCCTGCGCCAGTTGCGGCAGTTCCAACACGTCTTGTTGTTGGAGCACTTGCACCACCACTAGTTTGAATACAGTTATCAGGTTGAATTGTTAAATCAATTGTTAACATAGTCTGATCACCGTAGCCTAATGTATTATAGTTAGCGGCAGTTACGTAACAACCGTAGCATTCCCATGTTTCTAGAACGCTAGGAGTATTAGCACCGTTACCACCGTCTAGCATTTCAATACGCATTAGGAACTTGTAGTCACCGCCTGCGGCTGCTGAACTCTGTTCAAAGAAGTCAAACTGCTTTTGCATCTGTTCGCCAACTAGTTTACTAACTGCACCAGTTACATCGTCACGTAACTTAATTGTTAGAGGTTGCCATGTAGGACGGCCTGCATAGTTAATTGTTGAGTTGTAAACCATAATTTTTTGGTTCTCAAAACTAACGTTTGGACGAGCCGCATCTTGTACTTGCTTTGTCAATTCAGTTGTTGGTGTTGATACGCCAAAGTTTTCAAACATCACTCTAAAGCGATATTTGAGCTTCGGCATCAACATACCTTGTGAGCTAGCTGATTGATCACTAGCTAAAGGTACTGTAAATTTTGTTAAACTTGCGATTGCCATTTTCTATGCTCCGTTAATTATTGTAGACCTTTAATTTCGCCAGTGTTCTTCAAGCGTAAAGGAATGTAAATGAATTCCACAGCCTTAACTGGTTCAATCGCAACGTCTAGATACAACTCATTACGGTCAATTCTTGCAGGAGTGTTGTTGCTTGTATCGCAAACTACAATGTAGTCATAGATAGCACGTTGTCCTACTAGTTCTAGTAATAAGTTTTCAGCCGCGCCTTTGATTTCGTCACGTGTGATCTTATCATTTGGTTCAAACACATATGGCTTAGCTAATTGTGCAAACTGTCTACGTAGATAAACTACTAGACGTGCTACGTTGATACGATCTAACGAGCTTGCATTCTTAGCACGAGTGTATTGACCGTAGTTAACAAGTCCTGTGCCTGTAATGAATGTAATTGGGTTAACTTTAATACCTGCTAGTGTATCACGTTGGCCGTTGTTTAGTGCTACTGATTGGAATTCTCCTTCAGCATCAACATAGCCAACTGCTGTAGCGTTAGTAATACCGCCACGGCGTGTTCCGGCTGGTGCAAACCATGGATAGCTAACTTGGTCGTTTAACGCAATAGTTCTTAGCATCATGTGGCTTGGTGGTACAACAACGTTGTTTCCTAAGTTGTCACTTGTAAATCCCCATGGATAAAACACACCCAAGTATTCGTCACTACTTACTAATCCAGCATCACCGTCTTCTGTGGCGCCGTTAACGTTCTTACCCCAGTTATTTAAACTTGTTGCATCTGAAGCAAGTCTTGCTGGTGTGTCACCAACAACAAACGCTGTTTGGCCGCGGTCAGTGTTTAAACTAACCATTTCGCTAATTAACTCAGGATATCCTGGGCAAGCAATTAAGTTAAACACACGTGATTCTTCATCACGGATCTGTTGGTTACTGTTAACAAGTGCTTGTAGAGCTTGTACAACCACAGCACGTTGAGCCTTACGGCCAAATGTGCCGGCGCCGTTTGTTTGGTTAGCACTTTCAGTTACCCAACGATGTGGGTAGTAGTTAGACATACTAGTATTACGATAACGAGGATTATCAGCAGTTAAGTCAACTACATCACGCTTAAATCTTTTAACGTTAAATCCGCTACGACGTAAGTTCCATAGCAACATACCACGTGGATATAGTGCTGGATCTGGAGCATCTGGATCTAAGAAATCACTTGATAGCAACTCTTGGATTGTGCTGTTAGTAGGAGCAGTTGGTGAACCGCCATCTACACCCCAACGTGCATCGCGGAATAAAATACCGTCTTCTGTTGTTTGATCACCAGTGTCTACTAGTACCCACTTACCTAAATTTCTGTTGTACTTATAGAGTTTTGGGAAATTTTCTAAATCACTAGTATCGACCCATAAGTCGCCGTTTACTAGTGGTGTTCCGTCAGTTTGTGTCTTAGGACGGGTTGCACTAATAATTGGACCGCTTGAATCAGTCTTGTCGCTCGGTGTAGCGGTAAAATATGGACTACTAAATGTAGTTGTACCGTTACCTTCAAACTGGTAGCCAACCCATGTACGGCCGTTGTGTACAAGAATATCTACTTGATCAATTAGGCTGTTGTACCATAATTGATTGTCTGGAGCTTCTGTTGTTGGTGCATTTGCTGAAGCAATAATGTCAGCGTATGGACTCCATAAAGAAGCAACTGTTGTACCTGCAACTGCACCGCTATAGTAGTTAACTGTTCCGGTGTATGATTGTGTTCCTTGATTGTATGCGTAAGGTGTAAACAAATCTGCTAACGGAGTATTAGTTCCGTCAACAAATACAATGTCTCCGCCGTCGTTGTGTCGAATAACAATTTCACCTGTAGCCGCAATACTTGCACTTACACTTGAGCCAACTGGCATAGCCGCGTTAAATGTTGTTACAAATGTCTGAGCACTGTCACTTGCACCCGAAGCAATATTAAAAGAGACAGTAACTGGGCTAGTTAATTGGTCGCTGTTTCTTATAGTTTCTCGAACTGTAAAGTCGTAATTATTGCCGGTGAGTCCGCCTGGTAAAGAAGGATTTAACCCTGATATAATTGTAGTTGCACCCGCTGTTCTACGAGCATATATTTTAAAAGTTGCAAAATCTGGGCGGCCGCCAGTTGTTGTTTCTGCAACGTTTGTTTTAACATAAAGCGAACCTTGTGTTAAATTAATGCCGCCACCTGCCGAGTCGAGACCCTTAATTGCGGCTGCGTTTGTTGGGAACAACGGAGCAGTTTTTTCAACCCAGCTTCCAGTAGTTGCATCATAAACTTTAACACGCCAACGAGCACCTAAATTGGGCTCAGTTGTTTTAACCCAAACAGAACCTGTAGCAAGTCCGTCGTTAAATGTTGATGGGAACGCAACACGTTTAAATTGCGGTACATCGTAGTGCGGAGTAATTTGTAGTGCAGGAGCCTTGTACGTTCCAGCAACTAAACCAAGTTTTGATAATGCAGTTCCGCTTAGTGTAATGTCTGTGCCAGTTGAATATAGTTCTAATCTATTATTAATAATTTCGGCGCTTACGCCAGGTACCACGTCCGGGTTTCCTCCTTGTGTTCCGGGAGTTCCTGTATCGTAGTCTATTGTAGAATCAAGCGCAGTATTAATGTCTGTTACTAGAGTTGATAAACTAGTATGGCCTGTAAATTGATAGTTTTGGCTGTTTACAGTAATTGTTAATGTATCACCGGATAGCAGTGTTGGGCTAGCAACTGTTCCTTGTGCTGTTGGCCAACTTGCTCTCCATGTTGGTGTTCCTACTTGTACCCAGATCCCTGCCGGTGTACGTGTACGAGACTTCTTATACCATAAAGAATAAGTGCCGTTGTCGGCTACGATTGCATAATCGCCGATTGCACCAATGCTTGCTAATGGAGCACCGTTGCTGATTTTAGCTGGGTCAGTAATAACTGTTGGGATCTTATTTTGAAATGTCTGTCCGTTAGTAACGTTAGCTTCAGAGCCGTTCCACTGGAAAATACCAAAAGCTGAATTAGCAGTATCAAACCAATACTGGCCGTCTTCTGGCGCACCGGCTGGTGCATCTGCTCTTGCTTCTAATTGTCCTAGGTCTATATCAGCACGTACAACATACGCACGATTGCTAACTCCTAGGTAACTGTAAGCAGTCTGGAGACCGTATTCGTTTTGCTCTCCAGCGTGAATTGGGTTGTTGTTTGCATCTGTTTTAAATACAGGTGTACCAAATGTATCTGCTAAATCTTTCTGACTAGTTAGCAAATAAACTTTACCTGAATTTGCGGCAAGTGTTCCTGGCGCTGTGCCTGTGCCTGCACCGTTTTGCTTGTCCTGTTCGGAAGCAACGATAATTAAAGGGGTTGTTCCAGGTGCGGCAGGGGTATAGAAACTTTCATCTATTACTGATACGCTTACGCCTGGTGAACTTAGTTGGGCCATGTTATGATCTCCATGAATACATATTCTTAATGTATTTAGTGGAATTTGGCTTTTTGTGCCTGTAAAACATACCAAAAAGGGCACGTAAAAGGGCGGTTATAAATAGTTGTATGCGTCCTTTATGTAAAACCTGCGGTGAAAGACCCTGTGCTGTAAACTATTATAAGCAAGACAAGATCTTTTATCGAACTAAGTGTGATACTTGTGCAAGAGGTTCAACGCCTAAACAACCTCGTTGGGCTCAGCACGGATACCAAAAAAAGAACCAGTGCGATAAATGCGGTTATAAGAGTAAGTTTATGGAACAATTTAATGTTTTCCACATAGACGGCAATTTAAACAACTGCCGCCTAAGTAATCTTAAGACTGTATGTGCAAACTGTCAACGTGTGCTTCATCGTGAAGGTGTTCGCTGGAAGCAAGGTGATTTGACACCAGATCTTTAACCTTAGCGTATAGGTCATCAATACTAGAATCGTTCTCAAGAACTGCATCAAACTCTGTGCCTATCCATGCTGTTTCACTGGCATGAATACCTGCTTGTTCTAGCTTTGATTTGCTAGTAGCCCATGTAAAGTTTTGTACTTCGCCCTTGTTTACGCTTAGTGCCCAGTCGTACCAGTAAGGTAGTTCTCCTCGTTTTACCCAGATAATTAAACCGCCTGCGTCTTTAATTGACTTAATTTCATTAGGAAAACGGCAGTCGCTGATTACTACATCATCTTTGCTGTTGCGTAGTTTGTTTTCTAAGCTAGCAATCCAAATGTCGTCATGGAATGCTTTGCGACACACTTCTGTCCCCCAATATTGCAGTACCCAGCGTGGAGTAAGATTGGGCATGTTTAGGCGCTCTGCCCACCAAGGATCTACTTGTTCGCGCCATTCGCGGGCTTGTTTTGTGCGCCCTTCTAGCATAGTTCTATCCCAGCCAAAAACATATGATACAGCGTCTTTCAAACTATTAGCGAAGCTTTCTCGTCGGAAACTATGGAAGTTAACCAAATAATCTGCAATAGTATCTTTACCCGAACCAATGAAGCCGCATACGCCAATAATCATAAGAATCTCCTAGTAGAAGCGTAGTATATATTACTTCTAACTAGGAGGTCAAAAGTTTCTAAGCCAAACTGAATTATAGTTCAGTTGGCTGTGGCTTGGCCGCTTTTTCAGCTAAAGTTTCAATATCTGCATTTAACACAATATCTTCTTTAGACCCAGAAATCGTTTCGCCGGCTGCTAGCTTGCGTTGTATTTCCTGGGCAACTATTTCTTCAATTGCAATTCGACATCTTTCATGTACTGCATTATCGATCCAATCTTGAGCTGAGAGAGCAACTGCATGAAGAGCTTTATCTTCTGCATCGCTTAGTACTACTGTATATGTTTTTGACATTTTTTAATCTCCTGTTTAAGCTAGAAGCCAGCCAGAAAAATGGCCTAGGCCTCCACCCATGTAATAATCGCTTGAATAAGTTGTTTGGTCTCTGTAAATATATAGCTGAACGTAGTCATTAGCGGCCAAGGTTAAGATGCACGATGCTACCATCTGTTGGTGATAGTTTGTACCAATAGAATAACAATAAGCATTGCCCCTACCAGTTACTAAAGATCCGTTTTTAATCCAACCCCATTCACCGTTTGTAACTGAGCTAGCACTATTCGACCTGTATAAAACGCTTGCCTGAAACTCATATATACCTGCAATTGGCGCAGTAAATCTACCGTTTGAAGTATTATATCTAGAATTATTGTTAGATATTGTTGCTGAAAAGGTTACAGCTCCAATTGATTGGCGTATGCCGCCTTCATAAGCCCACGCCGCCGGTACTTGATTAAAATTTACGTATCCGTTAGCATCTTGAGTTATTCCAGTCGACCCTGTATTAGCAATCGTTGTTGCTCCTGTTATTGTTGTATTTCCAAGAACTACTGGCATAGTATTATCCTATTAATTTTCCTTGAAAGTGCCCGAGGCCGCCTCCAAAATAATAATCAGTGCTTGCTGATATTACGTTACACCGCATATCAACTACGTCGCCTGCCGAAAGACTTAACATGACTGTTGAGAAACAAGGAGTGTGACCGTTTGACGACGGATTTACTACATAAACAAATCCTCTAGTACCAATGTTAGATCCATTTAGGGCAAAGTACCATTCACCGTTACCGGTGACGCCGTTTGATCTAAACAATAAACTTCCGCAAAACTCATAGATACCCCCTGCGCCAGCGGGAACTGTAAATCTTCCTGTTGATGTATTATATCCGCTACCTCTGTTAATGTTTACGTTGTTAAAAGGAATTGCAGAGTTTGTAGTTGTTGTTGATGAACCATCATCGCTTCTATAAGCGTAAAAACACACCCTACTAGGGAATGTAACATAGCCACTGCCGTCAACATTTAGTCCGGCAGAGCTTGTGCCAGCGATTGCCGAAACTCCTGTAATACTCGATGCTCCAAGTGTAATTGACATGTGTTATCCTAATAATTTTCCAGAAAAATGTCCAAGGTTTTCACCATAATAAAAGTCAGTACCAGAAGAAATAGTTATCAAACAAACACTTACATAATCGCCTGCGTTTAGGTAACGTATTTGCGTCCAATGTGTAGGTATATGTTCACTTGAATAAACTACGTGTGTGTAAGCTAGTCTGCCTTGGTTAACATTATTTACGGCAAAGCCAACTTCGCCATACCCGCCGCTACTAGAATGGCGTTGCAATACATGAGCATGAAATTGATAGTAGCCTGCTATAGGTGCAGTAAATCTACCAGTGCTAGTACTATAATGATTACCCCGATTGACTCTAGTATTGCTAAAAACTAACGCTGTAGTTGTCGTAGTAGTTGATACACCGCCTGAGGAGTACGCATAAAAGCAAGGAATATATGGTAATCTAGCATACCCAGAACTGTCGATAGTTATTCCAGCATTGCCGGTCCCGGCAATACTAGTTGCACCAGATATAGTATCTGTAGATCCGTTAATTAACACCGGCATTAGATTTTTCCTTTAAGATCATCAATTTGCTTTTGTTGTTCTTTAATTGCTTCAACTAGTAAAGCAACGGTGTTTGCATACGCAAGAGATTTAATACCATTTTCATCTGTTACTACTAATTCAGGAATAATTGCTTCAACTTCTTGAGCAATCATACCCATTTCTCTATTACCGTTTGAAATACGATTATACATTACACCTCGAAGAGCAAGTGCTTTTTCTAAAGCGTTTTCTATAGTAGAAACGTTTGTTTTTAGTGTCGCATCAGAGTTTGATGTTATTGTTCCGGTGGCTGAGATGTTACCTTCAACAGTTATACCTGCCTTAAATGTAGCAACTCTAGTATTAGCAACTTCTAACCACGAGTTCATGCTTCCGTTAGTAGTGGCTGTTCTAGCAAAATACAATATACCGTTGCCAGTGGCCATGCCCATTGATGCATAAGTTGTAGTATCAGCTTTAATGCTAATACACGCTGTACTTAAAGACCACCCCGAAGTTCCATCTGACGCTTGGTGACCTAAAAATGCTCCGTTTGCGGCATCTTTAAGAACCACTGATTGGTTAGCTGTTGCATAATAAGCACCGCCACTTACTAGGTTAGTAACAGATAAAGATCCTAAAGTGCCAACACTGGTTAGACTTGAACTTGTAACACCACTTCCTAAAGCAGTAGCACTTAAGACCGTTGTGTTATTAATTCTAAATGTTTTTCCAGTAGCAATACTTAGATCGTTATTAATTGTAGTTGTACCAGTTCCTGCGCCAATGCTAATTGCAGTGCCGGCGCCAAATGCGTTAACTGTTGTAGCGTTAGTATTAACAATATTAACAGTAGTTGAGCTAGAATTAACAGTTAAGTCGCCACCTCTAAATTCTAAGTCGCCTGCAACGACAGCATTGTTATTAATTGTAGTTGTACCAGTTCCTGCACCAATTGCAACGGCTGTAGCCGCACCACCAATATTTAAACCAGTGGCATTAGTGTTAAACAGCGGCACTGTACCAGTTTGTGAAGTAGTAATGCCGCCGCTTCCATTGGCGGCTACAGTTCCGCTAACTGTTAAACTGGTCAATGTGCCAACACTTGTTAGGCTCGATGCCGTAACGCCGCTTCCTAATGTTGTAGCATTAAGAACACTAGTTCCGTCGACTAGATAACCAAAGGTACTAGCAACTCCAATGTTTTGATTTGCTGTAAATGCGTTAGTTGCATCGACCCAGTTAAAAGTTTTATTACCGTCGCCTGATTCAACAGTAATACCTGATCCGTCGGCGGCAGCATCGTTTATTGCTCCGCTACCTAACACAATATTTTTGTCGTCAACAGTTAATGTTGTTGAGTTAATAGTTGTTGTAGTTCCGTCGACTTGCAAATTACCTTTAATTTGTACAGTTCCAGTATCATTACCTTCAGCCGCTGGATCAAGAATCAATGTGCTTGGGCCAATAACTTTATTAACATAAATTTTGTCATAAAGAATACTTGAAGTACCTAGTGTATAGAGATTGGTAACACTAGGAACAATGTTAGAACTAACTTGTGTAAAATAAGTTTTAACAGCTTGCTCAGTTGGAACTGCTAAATTACTGTTACCGCTTAAAGTTGCATCTGCAGAGAACTCGTTAATTTGTTCACCTAACTGAGCACCAATACTACCAAGTCTTAAACTTGTAAGACCAGATAAGTCGAACGCACTAGCATTAAGTGTTGCTCTACCAGTAGCTTGGTCAACTTTAAAGTATTCGCCAACTCTGAAGTTACCGTCTTGGTCAGTACTTACATAGAATACACGAGCTGGGAACAGTTCAATAACTTCATTGCCTTGGCTAGCCGCCTGGAAAGGAATTCCTGGATAGTTAGTAGTTGCTACGCCACCTGTACCAATACTTAAGAAGTCGTGCCCAGTTAATCGAATATTGGAATAATCATATCTAATTTTGACACTAGTTCCGTCAACGCTTGGGATTGACTTTTCACCAGCTAGTACAATAGTTGTAACACTGCTACTGTTAGTCCAGCCGCTTACGCTTTGAATAACGTACGTGTTTGTATCACCGGTTGTAAATTCAATACTGCCGCCTGGACGAGGTTCAACTACAAATCCAGTAGCAATTAAAATAAATCCAGACTGGCCGGTAACTCCGCCTGTGGCAATTGCCGCAGATACTCCAAGACCGTTGCTAATAGTTTCACCAGCTGTAAATGGGCCACCGCTAGTTACTTTATAGTATATTTTTCTAGCCGAAGGTTGAACATTAGTAACAACCGCAACTGCTCCACTAGATTGCCCTGTAATGGTGTTGCCGACACTAAAACTTCCACCAGTTAAGCTGATTGCAGTGTATTCTAACATGTCTCCGTATAGAGTACCGTTTAAGGTTGTTTCAGTTAAGTTTGTACCAGATGCTAATACTCCGTATGTTCCGTAACTGTTGTTACCGTTAAGTGCGCGAATCTTTCCGCCTCTTGTTGCCGCATAACCTGTATGACAGAAATATGTAAAGCAACTAACAATTTCGCTCTTGGCATTGTCTTTAACCCAGAATCCAACACCGCCGTCTAATATAACAGTGTATCCATGGAATACCATAGATTTTAATCCAGTTGCATGTACGCTTCCGTCTAATAATGCCCCAACAGATCCGGCAGATTTAGCACTACATTCAATAACGTATGGCGACTTTGTAGCGATCGGTGTTAACGGATCAAATGCAACATAAACTCCGCCGATAGTAGACTGGTCAATGTTTTGATCGTTTGGTGCGTAAGGCACATAACCAGTTAGTCCTTCAAACAACATCTTATTAAGAAGGGCACCATCGCCTAGTCTCCACATTGTTTGTTGCTCATATCCTGGTGCGGCTTTAACTGTTGTAGTTCTTTGGTTGTCTCCTACAACAGCAACAAAACTAGGAACTGTAATAGGTAATTGTTCTAGATAAACACCTGATGCAACATAAATTGTTGCAGGTCCAACTGCTTGAGTACAGGCATGTTTAATTGTAGAGAATGCAGTTCCCCAAGACAATCCACTGTTAGCATCACTGCCTGTAGGACTTACATAATAAATTTTTGTATTGACACCGTTGTCTTGCCAGGTTGGTACTCCGCTAACTACGGTTAACACCTGTCCAGATGACCCAATGGGTAGTCTAGCATCTTGACTAGTTTCTCTATAAATTATGTCGCCCTTGGTGGTAGTTACTGTACTACCTTCTACCATTAGTTCAAACTTTGAAGAATTTGTAGCCCAACTAGTTGCACTAGTATGGCCTACTATACAAGCATAGCTTGATCCGTTATAGCGAACTACATCGTCTTTGACGTAGGTTTGCCCAAGAGCCCATGCTCCTCTCCAGTTAAATTTAATTTTACCTAAATTAATTGATGTAATTGCCATAGTGTTATTCCGTTATTTTAACTAAATGTAACAATTAAGTTACCGCTAGCATCCATTGAATACGAGTAATTTGATGTACCTATATCCGTATCTTCATATAGGTCATTTCCAGTTGCATCTTGTAAAGACACTGTTGAATCTTGTGTATAAGAGTAAATTAAGTCGCCGCTTGAATTAACACTAAATCCGTGGAACATAGTGTCATATGAAATTTCTCCAGCTACGTCAACTGCAAACCCCGAACCTATTATTATTCCACCTAATACAGATGTTGTTGCTGGCACTAACGGGTTAGTGCTAATTACTCCGTTAGCATCAACTGATATACCGGTTCCAACAATAACACCGCCTAGAGTATTAGTAGTTGCTTTTGCAAGTGCAGTTGTAATACTAATATCAGCAGTACCATCAAATGCAACACCGTTAATGCTTCTTGCTGTTTGTAATTTTGTTGCTGTGGCGGCGTTACCAACAATAGTATTTGTAACAGTTAAATTAGTTAATGTTCCAACGCTTGTTAGACTTGAACTAACAACATTAGAGGCTAGTGTAGTTCCAGTAAGAGTACTCGATGCCGCGGTAACAGTAATGTTAGCGGTTCCGTCAAATGCAACGCCGTTGATGTTCCTTGACGTCTGTAATTTAGTAGCACTTGCCGCGTTGCCAGAAAGCACGTAAGTAGCAACATTAGACATGTTACTTTTCTTACTGACAGGAATTTGACCACTGTTGTCTACAACAGGAATCGTAACTGTTCCGTCTATCGTTGTTAACGGGGTAAGTTCGGAGATCTTAATTGGCATGTTTTATTAACCGATAACAAACGTTAACGGTGTTCCTCCTACTACATTTGTTTCTAATTCTTTATCTAATTCTTTTTGCTCTTCTTTGCCTGCGGCTAGAAGTGCTGTTCCGTTGAGTTGAATAGGACTTTGCGGGCCAGCAATACTACCAAATTTACTACGTGCTTCACCTAGCATTACTTTGCAAGTTGCTAGACTATAATCATATAACCACTGTTTGATATAAACATCCTGTAGTAGTACAAAGTCTGGTCTAAAGTTGTGTGTTCTTAACAAAACTTGTTCGCCTTGTGCAAACGGTCTTTGTAAAATTGTTAAAATATGATTAGTTGGATTCCATTTAAATTCAATAAATGCTCCAAACATTTTTCCAACAAGTTTTTGATATCCTGCAAATAATTCATAAGTTGCAAGACCACCTAGCATACTTCCTGTTAGTAAGTAGGTATTTGTATAAGCTAAGTTAAAAGGTTCAAATAATGTGCCGCCAGCACCGGTACCACTACGTGATCCAATAGCACGTCTAAAAATTTGACGAACCTCAATAACTTCGTTGGGCAATCTGTACTCATTTACATCCTGCTGTAATTCTAAGAACATATAGCTTTCTTCAACAGAAGCACTGCTTTTTTGTCTTAATCTGCTAAGTGCGCGATCTAACGCAAGCTCGTAGTGTTTGGGATCTAATTCTACTTCGACCATGCCGTCGCCCAGCATAGTTTTGCAGTAATCAAACACTTTGTTGCGCTCTAGAGTGCTGTTAGATTGCCCCGGATCTTGAGGGTATGTATCGGCCATTATTAGTTCTCCTAGTATATTTATCTAGCGATAAATATCATTATGCCACGATTATCTTTATATAAGCCCGAGCGAGGGCAAGATTATTCCTTTATAGACCGTCAGATTTCTGAAGCATTTCAGATGGGCGGCACAGATATCTACCTGCACAAATATATAGGTACAGGCGAAGGTGCTGATTTTAAAGACGTAACACAGATACAAGATCTTGTGTTTTTAGAAAATCGTGACAGAAAATACGATCAAGAAATCTACAGAATTCGAGGAATTTACAACGTACAAAACATTGACTTTAACCTAAGTCAGTTTGGTCTGTTTATCGACAATGACACGCTCTATATGACCGTGCATATTAATGATTTTATCAAATTTATTGGTCGTAAACCACTCAGCGGCGATGTTATGGAGTTGCCACATTTACGTGACGAGTTTGCACTTAACGGAGCAGATGTTAGCTTACCTAGATACTATGTTATTGAAGATGTGGGCCGTGCTAGCGAAGGGTTTAGTGCTACGTGGTATCCTCATCTATACAGATTAAAACTTAAGAAAATTATGGATAGCCAGCAGTTTGCTGATATCCTTAACAAGCCAGCTACAGATTCTATGGGTAATCCTAGTGCTAGTGGTGATACACTATTAGACATCTTAAGCACGTATCAAAAGGAACTTGCTGTTAACAATGCTGTTATTGCTGAAGCTGATTTAGACACTAATACAGCACATCCGTACGATAAAGATGATCCTAACAGTCCCCCTGTAGGAAAGAGCGGTTATGAAACAAGACAATTCTATACTTTAGCTGTAAACGAGCAAGGTAAGACTGTTTTAAATACCGCTGACAATGGTAGTTTGCTTGCATCTGGAACTATATTATCTACTGAAAGTGTAGCTAGGCCATTAAAGACTGGTTATACAGGATACTTAGTCGGAGATGGGTTTCCGGACAACGGGCACGAGTTTGGTCACGGTATTCAATTTCCGGAGCTTGCTGGAGAAGGCGATTATTTCTTAAGAACAGATTTCCTGCCAAATCGTCTTTTTAGATTTAAAGAAAATCGCTGGATAAGACTCGAAGACAACGTAAGAATGGAACTATCTAATACCAGCACAAGACAAACACTTAAGACTAGCTTTATTAATAATACTGCATATCTATACGATCAAGCAGTTGCAATTGATTATGTTACAATTACAGCTAATGCATCTGTAATAGATACTGATGTAAATTATCCAGTGTCTGCTCTGTACCTAGTGTTTAAATTTGAAACTACTGAAATAGCATTTACTGTTGCCAGCCATACAGGATTGTTAACTAACAATGCTGGAAAAGTAAGAATAAATCTTCCAATTGTTAACACCGTGCAACAAGTTATACCTTACTCAGGTACTTGGAAAGTCAGTTTCTGCAATGGCAGAGTTGAACAGCGACAAGCTCTTAGCAAGGCTTTAAGACCAAAGGCAGATCTATAATGCAATATTTTTACGATGCACAGATAAGACGATATCTAATACAGACTATTCGTGTTCTAAGTAATTTTACTGTAAGATACAGTGATGGAACTCTTAGACAAATACCAGTAATGTACGGAGATAGTGATCGTCAAGCCGCAACTATTATCAATCAAAACTCTGAAAATACTCTACGTTCAGTACCAAGGATCGCTGTTTATATTACTGGATTAGATATTGATAGAGACAGATTAAGTGATGCTAGTTTCGTAGGTAAAGTGCATGTTCGTGAGAGAGCTGTAGAAAATGGACAATACACTTCAGGGCAAGGACGTAACTATACAGTTGAACGTCTAATGCCTACTCCGTTTAAACTTACTATGAAGTGTGACATTTGGGCCAGCAACACTGATCAAAAGTTGCAGATTTTAGAACAGCTATTAGTGTTGTTTAATCCTAGTCTTGAACTTCAAACATCTGACAACTACCTAGACTGGACTAGCCTAAGTGTATTAAATTTAAACAATGTTAACTGGAGCAGTAGGACAGTTCCTGTTGGCACTGACAGTCAAATAGATGTAGCAACATTAACATTAGATACACCTATTTGGATCAGCCCGCCTGCTAAAGTTAAACATCTTGGTGTTATTACAAAAATTATTACCAGTTTGTACGATGCATCTGTTACTGATAACAACACTTACATTGAAGGTCTAGGACAGCCTCTAGTTCCTGCACAGACTACACTAAGCTCGTTATTAGCTCGAGACGTTGTTACTATTACAGACTACGATCTCCAAGTCTACAATGGCAGAGGTATCTTATTACCAAGAAGTGAAAGCAGTATTCCTAGAGAACCCACACTAGATGTTCCTGTTAGACAGGGCAATACATCAATTAGCTGGTTAGAAGTATTTGAAAAATATCCAGGCAAATACACAGCAGGATCGAGTACACTTTACGTCATGCAACCTAACGGAACAGAAATTGTTGGTACAGTTGCGGTTGATCCGTTAGATGAATTCACACTAATGGTAAATTGGGATTCTGACACATATCCTAGCGATACACTAATTGACTCAAGTGGTCTAATGTTAGGTGATCAAGGGTTTGATCAAAACTCTGCTAGAGGAACATTTGATGCAATCATTGACCCTACAAAAGTTTATCCAGGAAACGGAATTTCAAATCTTGTAGCTGGTGATAGATTTTTAATAATTGAAGATATTATAGATACTAGTGCTAATGATGTTTCTGCAAGAGCTTGGGGTACGTTTGTAGCTAAGGCTAACGATATTATCGAGTGGACAGGCACTGCATGGCAAGTAATATTTGAAGCCGCTCAAGAAACAGACACTCTCATATGGCAGACTAATATATACAAGAGCCAAGCTAATACTAGAATACAGTTTGTATGGAACGGTGTTCAGTGGGCTAAGAGCTTTGAAGGTGAATATACGGTAGGCCAATGGAGACTAGAACTGTAACTGATAAGATTGTATGTAGCGGAGCATTGTTCTACGCTAAATCTACACGAAGATTCTTACTGTTACAAAAAGCCAACGGCAAACATCAAGGAACTTGGGGCCTAGTAGGCGGCACAAACCTACAAAATGAAAATCCTTGGCAAGGTCTACAGCGAGAAATTGCCGAGGAAATTGGTGTTACTCCTGCAATCATTAAAACTATTCCTCTAGAAACGTTTGTTAGCAACGACAAAGTTTTTAATTTTCACACCTACTTGTGTGTTATTGAGGATGAGTTTATTCCAAAATTAAGCCCAGAACATTGTGCCTGGGCTTGGTCAACTATTGATTGGGCTCCTAAACCGTTACACCAGGGTTTAAGAAATAGTTTTTCTAGTAAGATTATAAGAGCTAAATTACAGACAGTATTTGATATTGTTGACTTAATTTAAGCCTCATCTAACTTATAGAATGTGTATCTTTCAATATTTTGATCTGGGTGTTTCGCTATAGACAATTTTCTTCCAGAGCATTTAAAAGAATATTCAGATAACTCCGCATCTGGCATGCTTGCAGTATCAAATCCTAGATCTATTCTCCAAGAAAATCTCGGATATTTAGTGTGTATTTCTGTAACTTCTTCGTCAGTAAACATAAGTTATTCCTCTCTGATTGATTATTTATCGACGACTATCGCCAAATGATTTGTTTTATTTGCTAGAATAAGATAAAATAAGCTACTTAGAGGTAAAACATGTTTTTTAAAAAATCTACAATATACCTAGACTGTTATACAACCCAAACACATGTTTATGATCTATTCAAAATTGAATCGGCCAAAAAACACGTTCCTGATTGGTTTAGGGAGTTGCCTAACACGTTTGACGACCCTCGTTCGATAATTCCAATACCTACTGCAAAAACTTGCTCAGGTATTGCTAGTTTTTTTAGAACTGGATTTATTATTCCATTATGGTCTGATGCTAAACTAGGTTATGCTCCTATACCCAACGGTTACACTACTACTATTCAACCAGTTACACAGTTCTCTGATCAACTAACAAAGTGTCAGATACACGAACAAAAACAAATTGGCAAGGATTTTATGCCTGATAATCTCTATGCTCATTTTAAAATATTTTCCCCTTGGGTTTTTGAGTGTAGTGAAAATATCGACTGGCTGTGGTTGCAACCAACATATAACTTTAAAGAACCAGATAGCATAACAGTCTTACCTGGTGTACTAGACTTTAAGTATAATTCAAATGTTTTTATTAATTTTAGCATAAGAAAAACCAGCCCGTCTAATTCACCTAACTTACTAAGTTTAGAAGCAGGACAACCGTTAGTTCATTTAGTTCCAATAACTGATAAAGAAGTTATTGTTAGAAATCACATTGTAACTGTTGACCAATGGAATAAGATTTCTCAAAAAAATAACAGAGTATTCTTTTCTAATAATCACAACAAAAAACGAAAACTATTGCAGGAGCAAGAAGTTTTAAAAAGCAAGTGCCCTTTTGGATTTAAAAAATTATGATAGCAGACCACGCATTTAGACCCAACGTTTATACACCTGAAGAGTGTGCAGAAATATGCCGACTCATGGAGGCAAACATCAATGTAGCGATACGAGATTTACCAAGCAAAGACTCAGTTAAAACTTCTAAAGTCGGCATGGTAGAATTTGGAAAAGTCAAAGATAAATTAGAAAAATTCAAAAATATATGCCTCGACGGTAATAAACATTTATTTGGTTTTGATCTTTTTCAGTACACAGACCTAGAATATTTGATGTATAATGTCTACGACGTCGGTGGGGAATACAGCTGGCACATTGATGGTAGCCGTGGAGAAATTAAAGATATTAAACTAACTGCACTACTTAATGTAAGTACTGAACCATATGAAGGCGGAGAATTAGAAGTATTCTTTAGTTCTAAACCAGAACCCATTACCCAATTTAGAGCGCCAGGATCATTTTTTATTTTCCCTAGCTGGATGCCACATCGGGTTACTCCAGTAACTAGTGGCCGTAGAACAACCATTACCTTATTTTTACAAGGCCCAAATTTTAGATAAAAGGATCAATATGAATATTCACAGCCTATTTCCACAACCAGTTGCTCAAGTTAATCTTAATAGAAAATTAACTGAAGAAGAGTACAACTGCATAATGACTCAAGAGTTAAGGCCAGATTTTGTAAATGCTATTAGTAATGATTTTAAAGTATTGGATCGTCCAGAACTAAAACAAATCAAAGCGTTTTGTGAGTACTATACAAACATTTTCTTTGAAAAAGTATTTGATCCCATGACAGAGATAAAACCACAGTTAACTCTTAGTTGGGTAAACTATAATAAAAAAGGTGATTGGTGTAACGAACACAATCATTCAAATAGCGTTATTAGTGGTGTATTTTATGTACAGACCTACGACAATGATGCTATTATGTTTCATAATGAACCACAGTTTAGACAGCTATCTTGGTTAAATCGAGAAGACAATCCATGGAACGCTGAAATGGCAATGTTTCCTGCAATCGAAGGCGACCTATTGTTGTTCAAATCTGATATGAAGCATCGAGTAGTACCAGTGCAACACGATAAAGTGCGTGTGAGTTTAGCGTTTAATGCATGGATCAGCGGTGATATTGGTGACGACTTGAGTGCTTTAAAACTCTAAGGATCTATTATGCAGATTTATGAAAATATATTACCTAATGCGCTACTAAGAAAAGTACAAGACGTTGTATTACACGACGGAACACCGTGGCAGTTTACAACTACTACTAACCAATCTGCTACTGATAAGTTATACGGATATAGTTGGGGGCATATTGCTTTGGATCAAAACGGCCCAAAAACTGCGGCAGCTGACGTATTACACACTGCGATTTTAATTGCTTTAGAAAACGCTGAACAACCTGTCAAAGAAATTTATAGAATACGATTAGGTCTACTAACTGTTACACACGAACGTAGAGTAAACGATCCTCATATAGATATAGATGTTCCGCATAAAACTGGTTTAATCTATCTCAACGAAGCTGACGGCCCGACTATATTTTATGAAAACAAATATAACACTAGCAGTAGGCTAAAAGGCATGCAATATTTAGAAAAGGTAATAGGTGATAAGTTAAAAATTGCAGAAGAAGTTGATCCAGTAGTCAATCGAATGGTCATATTTGATGGATTAACTTATCACTCTAGCACTACGCCTACTACTGTTCCAAGGCGTGTTGTGTTAAACTTTAACTTTAATTAATGACTATGTCCGTGTATTTTGCAAAAAGGCTCTTCTTCAGATTTTGGCCTTAGTAACGGTAATAGTTTTATATCTAACGGCATTACAGATCTTTCGCCTGCGCTGGCGTAATACCAAACACCGTTTTCCATAAGATAATAATCTTCACAGAAGAACTTCTCAAAATGTCTCATGAAATCAGCAAAGTTAAAAAATGTCAGTGCAGGCGTAGCTACATCTGCTGGTTGATTTGCTGATTCTGTAATATATTTTTGAGAACCTTGATCAATCAAAGTTTTTACACGAGCTTGATCTTTCCAGTGTGATTGTAAGCAAGGTGCAAGATTGACGTAATCTCCAGATTCGCACATTATTGCCTTAATAATTTTTCCTTCTAATATTGCGATAGCTGATTTGGTCTCCATAATGTTCCTTTGTGGTTATCTATTACTTAGTAGATTCTAAAATACTTTATTTTTCTTTAGAAAAACTGCTGTATAAATAGCATTGTACTGCCTTCCCAAATAAAGATAAATACTAGTAGATTATTGGCAGAGGAAAAAACATGGCATCATTGCAAAGTTCCACAGTTAGCGGAAACATTACAGCTAGCACCGGTGTTTATAAAGCTGGAGGCAACCAAACCCCATGGTATCGTATTCAGCATTGTGCTGATGCTACTAGCACAAGCATTTGTAATCCAACTTATTCATGCGGTTGGTTACATATTAGAACACCGTTACCTGCTACAAACGCGGCTAGCGGTATTGGTTGGAATCCAAACATTGTAGAAGTCGTTGGTTTTCATACATACAGCGGTGAAGTTACTAGCGATTTTAAAGCTATTGTGAATAATAGCGGATACAGTGATAATGCTTGGTACGGGAATCAAATTCGAGCAAATCAAAGTAACTATAGTAGTATGGTTGTTTATCAGTCATCTAACAACTACGGAGGTCTCAGACGTGTATGCATTGCTGTTCCAAAGATAGGTTGTTGTTGCCAGGGGTGGATTTGGATACGCTGGTGGAATAACAGTGGCTATCGTGCTGACTTTGCTTGGGGAGTCGGTGCAAATAGTTCGAGCTCCTCAATATTTTAAGGATATAAAATGGCAAGTTTACAAGGAACGACAGTTAACGGATTACTGACAATAACAGGACAGACTGTTCTTGCAGGGAATTCAAATATTAGCCCATGGGTGCAATTAAGCCACTGTCCTACACAATACTCTGTAGCAAATAATAGATTACACGTAAGAACACCGATCCCGGGAAACGCAATGGGTTGGAATCCGTTTATTTTGGAAGTAGTTGGTTATCATACATATAGCGGTGAAGTTACAGAAGATTTTAAAGCTGTTATGAATGTTAACGGTAGTCAAGGATCTCCTACTGGGTGGTACGGTAGTCAAATTTTTTCAAATAATGGTACAAACACAGCACCGTTTGTATATCTATCCAACAGTACATACGGTGGTGAACATCGCGTATGTTTTTCAGTAAACATGGTTAGCTGTTGTTGTACTGGAAATATTTGGGTAAGATGGTTTAATGGTTCAAGTTATTGGAATAGTTTTGCTTGGGCAACTGCTTCGTCTAGCGATAGCCAGGCTAGTCCAGTTAAGCAATTTTAAAGAGATAAGTACAACATGGCAACATTTAACGTAAACACAACAATTAATGGAGACTTTACTAGTTCAACTGCTATTTTAGACGGACAAAGTGACATGACTGAGTGGTATCAGCTCAATCATTGTGTTTGTCCAAGTAGTGACGGGACTAGTGACTGTATTGGTAACGGTAGACCATATCTGCATGTTAGAACACCAATACCTGCAGACGAGTCTGCAGGTGTAGGTTGGGGGCCTTACATTTTAGAAGTAGTTGGATATCACAGCTACTCAGGAGAGAGATGGCACGATTTTAAAGCTATTGTAAACACAACCGGTGATGGTACAAATTCTTGGTACGGAAGCCAAGTCCGTGTTAATACTGGTAATGCTAGTTCTGAACCGTTTGTGTATAGATCTTCAAGCACTTATGGCGGATTTAGACGTATGTGTTTTGCTATTGGTAAAATTAGCTGTTGCTGTACTGGAAACCTATGGGTTCGTATTTGGACTAACAGTGGGTTTAGAGCTAGTTTTCCATGGGCTACAGAAACTGCTAATACAAACAGCACACTAAGATTTTAAAGGAAAAAGATTATGTATCATTACAGATGGCAAATTGCTAGAGTTGATGGATTTCAGCAACACCCCGAGTTAACATTAGAAAATGTTATTGCTGAAGTATATTGGGAATTAGAAGTAAGAGACACAAGTGACATGAGTGTTCATTACATTCGTGCAATGACTAAACTTCCAGATCCTACACCAAACGATTTTACTGATTATATTGATTTAAATCATACCGATATTTTATCAATGGTATGGTCAGTCGAAGGCGGTAGAGAAGCACTTGAACAGAGAGCTAAACAAGAGCTAGATGAATTAAGAAATCCTGCTACAAAGATTCAAACATTACCAAAACACTGGTTAGCAGATTGCTGTCCAGATGGTACAAATATTGATTTAGCCGGAGCAGTTAGTTCTTCCGAAGGTTAAGCATGAGTTTAAAAGATACAGTTACACATTTTAAAGATATCGTTGTAAAAGCTGGTCAAACACTTGACGAAGCAATTGAAGAAAATCGCAAGCAGGGAAAAATTAAATTAGACATCTGCAAACAATGCGAAAACTTTAATATGTCTACGAGATTTTGTGGAATATGTCATTGCTTTATGCCAGCAAAAACTCGAATACCAGGAATGAAATGTCCAATTGACAAGTGGTAAAAAAAAGGGCTCTAAGAGCCCTTTTTATTCTTTCTAGTTTATTTTCTTAAACTATCAATTTCAGCTTTTAATGATTTAACAGCTTCGATCAAATAAGCAGTAAGTCTGTTATAACAAACTCCATCTGGCTTACCGTCTTTTAACTGCACCAAGTTGGGTAAAACTTCGTAAACTTGTTCAGCAATAAGTCCTGCTTCGTTCTTATTATCTGAACCTGCTGTACGATCGTATGTAACACCGTTTAACATTAAAATCTTGTCTAGAGCATCCATAATTGGGTTAACATTCTCTTTGTAAGCAATACTTGAGTTTTCAGTAATTGTTCCAGAGAATGTAGCGTTACCGTTATTAGCCAGTGTTAATGCGTTAATACCGTTAGTTGACCAAGAGCCGCCAGATGCATTATTAGTTGCATTAACCCAAAATCTTAAAGAACCACCAGTATTAGTATTACCAGCAACGATTTCGTTGTTACCGTTATTGCCTAATTGTAGTACGTTCCAGCTTAGGCCTGCTGAATAGCTATCGCTACTGTCATATCTTGCCTTAATTGTGTTGCCGCTAGCTACAGTTAATGCGCCAGCAACACTAGTTGCACCGGTAATTGATGCTCCGCCACTTGCTACTGTTAGGCCGCCAGTGATGTTTGCACCACCAGTACTAACTGTTAACTGACCACCAATTGTGCTTGCCGCGCCAGTAAACAAGTTTCCACTAATACCAACGCCGCCAGTGACTACTAACGTGCCAGAGGTAGAATTAGTTGCCGCGGTTCCTGCAGTAAATGTTGTTGCCGCATTAGATGTTAATGTAGTAAATGCACCAGTGCCGCGTGTGGTAGCACCAATGTTCATACCATTAATGTTACCTGCGGTTGCTGATGTAATAGTAATTGTACCAGCACCAGTTGTTGTGATACTTTGATTGTTAGTACCAGTGTCTAAGTTAACTGCACCGTTAGCGGCTAAAGTAGTAAATGCACCAGTGCCGCGTGTAGTAGCACCAATGTTCATTCTATTGATGTTACCAGCAGTTCCTGGGTTAATTGTAACAGTACCAGTTCCAGTTGGTTGGAAACTAAATGTTGCGTTTGTTCCATTAGCAGTAATATTACCTGTTACGGTTAAGTCTGAAATGTTTGCCGCGCCACCGTTTTGACTTACAATAATATAATCAGTTCCATCAGAAGCTAGTGTAATACTAGTTCCTGTACCAACTGTTTGTGTGCTAGTTCCTGATGAGCCGTTGCCGCGAAATACACCACTCGGAGATGATAGAGTTATATTACCGCTGGCAGCATTGAAGAAACTTTGAGACACACCGCTAATTAAAGTTGGGTTAGGAACTGTAACTGTATAACTAGTTCCTGTAAACTTTGTAAAAACACCTTCACCCGGCGTAACTTGTGTAGTTGTCGTAGTGGTCGATGCTGTTTGTAGTACGGTATTATAACGTGCCATATCTTATCTCTCTTTTTTCTATTATGTAGTTGATGTTTCGATTCCGTAAACGTTAACGTTTACGCCGGCACCCGATGACGATACTAGCACATATTTTCCAGCATCTAAAACTAGCCCTGTTCTTTCAAATACACCGTTTGGAACAATAGTTGTGCCCCATTCGATGAATTCACTTGAACCAGGTGAACTGCTTGATGTTGATAGTGCTAGTCTGATTGTCACAGACGAAGCCGATGTATTTGTAAAAGAAACGTTAAACACAGAGTAGTATCCAGCAGGTACAACATAAGCGTTTGTATATGTTGAAATGCTGCCTGATGATAACTGTGTTGTTCCTAGTCTTCCTGTTGCCATTTAAATTTCTCCAATAGTTTTATCTTTGTCCAAAATACACTAGTGCGACAGGAGCCCCGTCGATGCCGCCTACAAAGTTCATTCTTGCTGTAACTTTAATTTCACCACCCGTTGTAGTAGTAATTGTGTTATTAGCAATATAAATTTGTCCTGATGTAATTGTATTTACGTTTAGTGTACTCTGACCACCACCAATTTGTGCCGCAATATAGCTCTTGATAGCTTTCTGAGTAGGTATAACGTTATCGCTGTTAGCAGTAAAGTACGGGTCTGTACTAAACTGCGTAATAACCGCTGATCCAACGCCAATTGACACTGCACCAAGTTGCAATGATTGTAGACCTGCTAGGTTAAACGCACTAGCGTTCAATGTAGCAGTACCAGTTGCCTGCTGAACTCCAAACAAGTTACCAACGTTAAAGTTACCATCTTGGTCAGTACTTGTGAAGAACACGCGACCGCCAGCTGTAGCTAATTGTTGATTTGCTTGGATTGCAGTAGAAGCATCAACGTTTGGATAGTTTGTCTGAGTTTGATTACCAGTACCAATGTACAAGAAGTCATGACCAGTTAGTCGAACTTGGCTGTACTTCAATCTAGTAGTAATTACGTCGTCGTGCTCCGGTGCTAACGATGTTGTTAGGCCTGGGCTAATCTGGAATTGTGCAGTGTAGTTGCCGGCTGTGCCTAATACGTTTGTAACGGCAACTAGTTTATACCAAGTATTTGGAATACTTGCAAACTGAACGTTTGCACCCGGACTTGGTATAGTGAACAAGTTTGCCATGTTGATAAAGCTAGTATTTTGATAAGTATCAGCGTATCCATCACCAGTTAGTGTTGCAGTAGCAGTGGCATTATTAACACCCCTATTACTGAAGCTTGGATTAGCCAATGCGCCATCGCCTGTTCTTACACGAATCGGTGCTGTGACTACTTTGTTAGGATCAAACTGTGATACTATTGGGCTAGCTCTATAAACTCCAGATAATCCAGATCCGGTAGTTAGCGGTATAGAAGTAGAACTTCCAGAAACTGCACTAACTTTAAACGATGTGTTAGCAACAATACTACCAGAAATAATATAGTATGTTGTACCAGTAGCTAGTCCGTAGTCATCTAATCCTTCAAAATCAATTGGTTGATTGTTGACTAAATTGGTTGTGTCGGCTACTGTAATTACATCAGTCGCAGAATCTGTAGCAGTTACTATACCCTTAGCGTACCCAGAACCTGGATCAATAATTCTAAATTCTTGAACTTTACCGCTTAAGGCTCTGATCCTTCCTTGGGTTCTAGCACCAGTTCTAATGCTCGATGCAATAGTTCCACTAGTGTTAGAAATAGCAACCCATGTTGGTTGATTTCCAATTGCTGTCAGTAAAGGATTTCCAAATGCTAGAGCTTTCCAGTTAGTAGAACTGCCTGGCATTGATTCTTGTTTCCAAGTAACTCCATCTGTACTAGTTGCACAAATGTTTTGACCGCTAGCGATTGCTATAAACAAACCTTGGCCGTACGCTACTTTAGACCAGTTTGCACTTAATGGCAGGCCGGCTGGTGATAAAATCCATGACACACCTTTGTTTATACTGTATGCAACTCTGCGGCCGCCTGTTTCAATTGCAACAAATCTGCCATTTCCGTATGCGACACTCGACCATGTTGTGCTAGCAGGCAAATTACCCCCTGGCGCCCAAGTCACTCCGTTTGCAGATGTCGATGTTACAACACCACCAGTTTGAATAGCAACAAATGTTCCGTTACCGTATGTAATGGCGCTGTAATTTCCAGCTGATAAACTAGCAATAGCTGAGGATCTGTTAATCCAAGTTACACCGTCAGTACTTGATACTGCGGTAGCTGTACCGCTATTTCCGCCCACCGCAACGTAAACACCGTTACCATATGTTATTGACTTTAGTGTTGTTTGACCTGTTGAGTTTGATGCTGACCATGCTGATCCTAAAGCTGCCACAGTTTGGTAAGAAGAATCAGTCGAACCGTCTGCAACTGCGACAAATCTTGCACCAGTGTCAACAATAGTAACAGCAGGAACTGAGCTATATCCAACACCTCTGTTAGTTATAGTATACCCGCTAACACCATTGTTAGTTAGTGTTGCAGTAGCAGTAGCAAGTGTGCCCACGTAGCCCAACTGTGCACCATATGTTGCGGCTGAACCAATACCGTCAGTGAAGGTTGGGGGTGTAGCTGATAATGTTCCAGAAGTAATAGCTACATAATAGTTGGTTTGATCTGGATTTGGTGCTGTATCTAGATAATAGATAAAATCACCAGGGTTAACACTTAACCCGTTGCCCCATGGGTTTGCACCTGCAACCGGTGGCTCTATAACTACACTAGGAGCACTGTAATAGTCTTGTCCCCAAGTGTTAGCAGTAATTACTGTAACTTGGTTAGTCTCAGCTGTAATTGAAGGTTGGCTAGTATAACCAGATCCGTTAATTAGCATTGAAACAGTTTGTATAGTTCCGTTTAGTACTGTGCATGTAGCTGTTGCACCTGTACCGCCGCCGCCCTGGATTTTAATTACAGGAGGAGTACTATATCCAAAGCCGCCGTTTAGGACGTTAATTGCTACAATTTGCGTAGCAGTAGTTCCAGTTCCAATTACTGCTTCAAATGTTGCACCCACACCACCGCGGCCACCAATAGTAACAGTAGCAGTAGCACCTTGTCCGCCGCCGTAAGTTATGTCAGACCAGTTTGCACTTGCTGGCAGAGCGCCGCCCGCGGTCCAAGATGTTCCATTAGAGCTGTAAGCTGTTCTAGTACTTGGGCCATTTGCAATAGCAACATAATTTCCGTTTGCATACTTTACGGCATTCCACTGTGCGTTTGCTCCGGGCATAGTTCTTGCCGCAGAGTTAAAACCAGGAGCACTATAAGACACTCTAGGTTCTATAATATATGCAGTTGTTAAATCTAAATTATTAACAACAGCTCTACCAGGAATAACGTGATCCCATCCAGCTTCATATAAAGAAATAGTTTGTCCGCTAGTAGCTGTTAACCCAGTAACTGCTGATCCGCCAACTGTAGTTTTTAATGTAAATGTTGTTGCACTGTCAACAGACGCAACATAATAAACTGTGTTTGCGTTAAAGACTCCTGCTGTTGCGGCACTTAAAAATATTGGTTGATTTACATATAAGGTTGCTGTGCTGGCTACTTGCAATACTGTAGTAGTTGACCCAGTTACAGTCAATGGTGTAAAGCTGTCTTTGTAAACTTGAGCATCTTTACTACCGTTGTTATATGTTAAGATATTGGCATATTGGCCAACACCTGTACCAGCAGTAAGTTGAATTCTCATTCCAACATACGCACCGCTTAGTAGCGTATCAGTTGCGGCGATTGTAATATAACCAATTGCGCCGCCCTGTGCTACGTTTGCATTTGTTACATAACTTGTACCGCCTTCGCCGTTGCCGTCATTAAGGTCTAAAAGTCTTGTTTCGAATACACCAGCATCTCTGTATTCGTCGCCAATTGCAACAGCATTAAAACCAGAACCACTAATGTTATAAGATGCGTTAGAATAGTGTTTACCTGCGTTCCTGAATTCAAATCTGTAGATTTCGTTTTCAGCATCTGTTACTACGCTAGTAATAAACGCATCGAAGTATCTGTTATCTACAGTACCGTTAATTGGTTCTTCAAACGAATCAACACCTTCAGCGATAACACCGTACACACCGTAAGAACTGTTACCGTTTGTAGCACGAATACGTCCACCTAGTTCTGCTAGATAACCAGCATAACCATAGTAGTTAAACACAGAAACAAGTTCTGTTAATGAGTTGCTACCTGTACACCATACACCAATACCATCGCTGATAATAGTAGTATAGTCGTTAGCAACCATTGATCGATAGCCGCCTGCATGTAAGGCACCGTCAATCTTAGCACCAGTACATGCTGTACCAAACATTGTACAGTTTTGTGTATAGCATGAACGACTATCAATCCAAACATTAGAATCGTTAGGTCCAAAGCCCGGATCAAGTGAAGCGTATGCTCCAGCGGTTGGTCTTCTTGTACCGTAGGCATTTGGAGTTGTCAATGTTCCGGATAGACCAGTCATTGTAATATTTCTAATACCAGATCCGTTACGAACCAAGAACATGTTTTCGAGTTGAGATCCATCAACTGCGTTTACATATTGAATAACTGCTCTAGTTGACTTGTAGTTACCTAGGTAGTTTAGGTCATACGCTAGTGCTTTAACGTATGCTTGAGTATCTCTTAAGCACTTAGCTAAATCATACGCATAAGTTACTGTCATTGTACCAGTACCGTCTAAGGTGATGTCAACTTCAATCGTTGATCCGCGCTGTGAAACAACAGTAAATGTTGAAGTTGTTGGAACTGTATAGACATAATAAGTCTGGCCAATAGTAATTCCGCTACCGGTTATGTTTGTTCCGCTGAATACAATAGGATCGCCAACAGTTAAATTATGAGCAGAGCTTGTTGTAAATCTATTATTAGATGCTGTTGTACTTGTAACAGTACCACCAAATGTATTAGATACCCATGCTGCCGCTTCTCTAGCAATAAATTCAGAGTTGGCTTTAAGAACTTCTGCTCCTCGAATTGTTTCTAGCACATTGTTATAAGAGATAGAACCATGGACTTCTGGAGTATGGTTTGCAGTTACAGACGCTGTCATACTTCCAACAGTGTTGTTGATTACAAATGCAGATCCGCTCTTATAATTTTCAGTAATAGTTAGTGCGGTTGAAGTTTCTACTGTGTTAATCCAATATACTTTATTTGATACTAGGCCACCAGCTTTATTAATAACAGCAGTCATTGATCCTGTATCTGTTGCTAAAGTTACGGCAGTGCCTCCGTTAGTTAGGCTTATAGTTATAGTGCTACTGCTGGCTGTTTTAACATAATATAACTGGAATGGGATAATATTTCCCATAGTGTTGCCAGTAAAGTAAATTTGCTGTCCTGGAGAAATTCCAAGATTAGACACTGTATCACTTAATGTAATTAAGTTGCCAGTAGCGTTTGTAGCACTAGCAGTTGCAGTGGTGTTAGCAGGTAGATTGCTGAATGTAATTGGCATATTAGCAACCATACCGCTTGTGCTAGTAACTGTTAATCTGTTAGTGCCTGTTGTTACAGAAGTTAGTGTAGTTGTTTTAACACCACGAATTCTAGCAATAATATCGCCAATGGCTATCTGTAGTTGTGCTGTTGCGCCAGCGCCTGCGATCATCTTTGCTTTTTGTCCAACGAAGTTTAGAGCACCTAAAGTTGCTGACTTTTGATTATTAACGTTGTCAACAAGTCGTTGAGCAGATGCGTTTAGTCTATAGTAGGCTCTACCTGCTGATATAGAAGCAAAGTTACTGCCAAACACTAAGTCATCAGCCAATGCTTCTACAACTAATTGTGCATCTCTGTTTGTTAGACTAGAATCAATAGCTGAGTCTTGGAAGAACTTGTAAACCCATTGCTGTGCATCTGAACCAATTTCTGCTTTCTTACTTAATAGGAATGTTCTTGAAGCTTGTAAGCTGGAACTTGTGAGTGCAATAGCGGCTGTAGGTTCAATTTTTGCGTTTGCTACACCGTTGTTAATCCAATCAAGCACATCTTGCACACGGTCTTGAGCAAATGTGCCTGCGCCTGCATTACCAGTCGAACCTGCTGTAACCTGTAGTACAGTGTTACCTGCTGTTGGTGTAACTGATGTTCCTTGAACAATCTGTCCAATGATAGTTTTTAGTCTGCCAAGAGCCGCTGTAACTGCTTCAAGGTATGAATCTCTAATTTGACGGATACCTAAAGAGTAGTAAGCACTGCCGTTTATTAAACTTTGAGTGTTGCCGCCGTAGGTCATATCATACTGTAGGCCGTCAAGCACAAAACTAACATCGCGCACTGTTTCACTTTGATATAAGTCGCCAAATGCTGTCCAGATTGCATTATAGTTTACATTTAGATAAGCTGAAATTTCAGCTTTGATAAATTCATAGTTTTGTACAATCTGCGCTTTACCGTCACCGTATGTAGATAGGAATGAAGTATTATATCCTGTAACTGTTGGTAGAGCAAATGCTGGTACTCTGCTAGGACCATTTGCAATAATATCTCTAATTAAAGAAATATTGTTTACCACTCTATCAGATGCTGTTACGCTTCCAACATTACCAGCTGGCAGTGTTGTAACTTGTGTAGCTGTATTTCCAACAGTCGGTGTTACAGAAACATTTGAAATAATGTCGGCAATGATAGAGTTAACTCTTCCCATTGCACTTGCTGATTTTTCTTTGTCTGTAGCTAAGTTAATATTAGCTGGCGCTGGAGAAATAGTAGTCGATCTTAATTCGTCGCCAACAATCGCAGTATTTCTTGGAAGTACTATTGGTAAAACTTCTGGGAAGCTGCCTGTCTTAACACTAATTGTAGTATTTCCAACAGTTGCCGCAGGAATAAAAGTAGTATTTCCGCCGTTAAGACCTTTAGTTACAATAGAAACTAAAGAAGTTACTAAACCAGTTGCACCAGTTTCAGCGGTTAATGATACATCAATTAACTGTCCTGCTTGATTTCCTAGTACAACACCATTTAGTGTTTGGTAGTTTGATGCAGGTGCTGTATTTTCTAATACATTGTTTGATACAGATACAAGATAGTTTAAAGCCGCAACAAATGGAGGAATGTCATATACGTCAACACCAGTAACGTAAGACGTGCCTGCTTCGTTAAAGTAAGCTAAAGCGGCCTTAGTAGTATTTAAATTTCCACCGTGACCAATGTCGTAAATGATTGCATCTAACACAATGCCAGCGTCTCTCTCAGTTTTAGATTCACTGTAAGAGAATGTTCCAGTATTAGCAGTTGAACTAGCAGTTAAATTCAATGTTGAACCGCTAGGTGTTGTTGAAATAGTAAATGTTGTATTGCTAACTATTGACTTAACATAGTAAGTTGTTCCAGCAGTGATTCCACCAGCTGATGCACTAAACACAATTGGCATGTTTGTGTACAAAATATCAGTGCTTGTAACTGTAATTTGATTAGGAATTACTGGATCAGTAGAAGCGGCTGTAGCACTTACAGTAACCTTATATGTATATTTTACATAGTTATTAACTTCTTTAAGAATAAATTGTTTATTCTTTGATAGTAATTCTTGAGCATTGATATTTCTATAGCCGTGTTCAATAATTTGGCAAGCATAATTGACGGTCTTCCAAGGCTTGTCCATAGTTGTGCCTTGCCCGTCGACTAGTGTGTCAACCCCGTTTGGAGCAACATATACTAGATTGTTAATTTGTCCGTAGTATAACCACTCAGGTGCATTATCTTTAACACGTAAAACTTGGCCATCAGTGCCAATTGGTAGTCTTTGTGGGCCGTTAGCACCGTAGAAGAACATGTCTCCTTGTGTTGTTAGAACAGCAGATTCTGCACCACTGGCTAATAAGTTCCAATATTGTCCTGTTTGATCTGCATCTGGACGGTTTCCGCTAGCGGCTACGTGTGCGGCTACGCAGATGTAACTGTTAGCACCAAAGTAAACTGAGTCACCTAGAACATAAGTAACACCAGATTCCCAACTTACCGCATAGCCAGTATTTGAGACTGTTGTAATTGCAGTTGTGCTAACGCCAGTGACGGTGACTGTTAAGTCGTTTGCTGGACTTAAACCACCTAAGGCTGTTCCTAAGATTTTAATCTTATCGTTAAGAGCATAACCAGATCCCTGTGCATTAACAGCAACAGTGTATGAAGTTCCAGTGACTGATACATTAAATGTTGCTGAAGATCCAGTACCTACTAAGTTTGTACCAGAAACCCCTGTGTAAGTCCTTGTAGAGCCTACCCATCTAATGCCAGAGTTAAGTCTCGACCAATAGGTTGAGAAAGGTGGTTTAGGATCTGTAGTGCCGGTCATTGTACCAGATGCAGTTGTTAATTCGAATGTTGCACCACCGGGGGCACTGCTGATTGTAAAGTGTGTTGAATCAACAATAGTCTTTACATAGTATGTTGTACCCGAAACAATGTTTCCAAATGTAGTTCCTGAGAATACAATTGGTAGATTTGCTGTTAGAACATTAGTGTTGTCGCTGATTGTTATTTGATTTGGTCTGCTTAGGTCAACACCGACTGTTGTATTAGTTGCTGTTACAGTTTTTACAGAATTGTCAACTAATGCAAGATATGTGTATCCACCTAATCTTACAACACTACCGATTTTATAAGAAGTTCCGCTGTTCCAATCGCCTTGGAAATCAAAGCCTGTTGTAAAGGGTCTCCAATATGCTGTTGCAGTTACTGGATTCTGATTTGAATGATTTTGTAGGGCTGTATATGTGTTTCCGCCGTAGGTAACTAGATCACCTAGTTGATATTCTGTCGAGTCACTCCAGCTATTTTCAAATTCTAAACCGTTAACAAAAATCGAAAACTTTGTTAGATCAATAGATGTTCCTGTTGACTGATGTAGTGTTGTACAAATGTACAAGTTTGCTCCGAAAGAAACAATATCGTTAACTTTATATCTAACAGATGACCCGCTCCATGGGCCTTTATACTCAATGCCTGCATTAAACACGTCCCACTTAGCTAGATCAGCTTCAAGTCCGCCTGCTTCAGCAGTAGATGAAGCGTTTGAAATATGTGCAGTATTACAAACGTAGGTATAACCTCCCCAGGTTACAATATCTCTTACACGATATCTTGTACTAGTTGTCCAACTTCCTCTCCAGAAGGTATTGGCTGCTAGTACGTCCCACTTAGCTAGGTCAGCTTCAAGTCCTAAGAATGTAGGACTTACGTTAGTTGCAGATGTGTGGTATTCGTTACATACGTAAACTGTGCCGCCATACACTACAACGTCACCTAAATTATAGGTAGTTGTTGGAGTCCAATCGCCTCTCCACTGTGTACCATCAGAAACTAAGTTCCATTTGGTAGGGTTAGCATCTAAGTCGGTTACAAATGTTGATGAAGCAGTATGGCTTATTACACAAATATATGTTTTTCCGCCAACTGTTACTACGTCATCGACTACGTATGCTGTACCGTTTGCCCAAGCGCCTTGGTACACAAACTTAATTCTACCTAGTTTAAATTCTGCCATTTTATATCATCCTCTGATAGTATTTATCTTTATTAGATTATGGGGTTCTATGAGTACTATTTCTCATGAAAAATTCTAACGCTTGCATTTCGCCATCTACACCGGCTAATGGACCAGTGAAATTTACTTTATTTTGCATTTTAACACTACCGTTAGGCACAGTTGTTCCAATCTTATTTGGCCCCCCAACTGTTACTAAACCAGCGGTTAGTTGTCCAGTGAATGTGTTAGATCCACCCTGGCTCAATCTGCTAGTTAGGTAAGTCTTAATTGCTTTTTGTGTAGGAAGTATTTCATCGCTGTTAGCAGTAAATGTTCCATCTGTACTAAACTGTTTAATTATAACGCTCGAACCGCCTACAGAAATGCCGCCTAACGATAATGTCTCTAGTCCAGTTAATCCAAATTGTGAAGCACTTAGAGTAACAATACCAGTTGACTGTTGAACTCCAAACAAACTACCAACTTTAAAGTTACCGTCTTGGTCAGTACTGGTATAGAATACTCGTCCAAAGTTTGCTTCAACTGTTTGATTTTGACTGCTTGCAACATAACCACTATCGGGTATGCCTGGATAGTTTGATGTTTCAAAGCTACCATAACCAATGTTTAAGAAGTCGTGATTTGTTAATCGAGCCTGGCTGTATTTAGATCTAATACTTATTTGTGCATTGTTTTCCGGACTTAATGCCACAGTCATATCTGGAGATATAGATATGTTAGCTTCTAAGTTAGGTGCTGTTGTTCCAAATACTGCAAACGCACTAGTTACTTTGTAAATAGTGTCATTACCTGCGATAGTTAAACTATCGCCGGGGTTAGGTAATCTGTTTAGATTATTAACGACAATAGTTAATCCAGTTTGATACTGATCAGCATATCCGTTACCTGATACTGTAACATAAGTTGAGTTAGTATTGTAACCAGATCCTTTGTTAACCATCGACGGACTGCTTAACACTCCGTTACCAAGTCTCGGTGTTACTACTGCTAAGTTAGTTACGTTAGGGTCAACGAATGTAACAGTAGGAGCTGTACTATAGTTAGAACCAGGCTCCCATTCACTAATACCTGTCATAACCCCTGATGTAATTAGTGCTCGGCCCTTAGTTTTTGCACCGGCCTGAATTACTACGCCAGATCCTTGGCCTGATAAACTAGCAAAATGTCCATTATATGTTGTGCTAGTAAATCCAAAAGACATACAACCGTAGTTGTACGGGTTATTTGTAGTCTTTTTCTTCCAGCTTCCGCCACCTTCAGTTACCCATACATCAGTACTTCCAGATTTAACTGCTGTAAAGACACCTTGACCGTATTCAATAATGTCAGCGGCAATTGATAAGTTTGAAGAATACCAAGTTGATCCATCGAATGTCCAGGCTGTCCTACTAGATGTACTTGATACTGCATGGAATAAGTTATTGCCAAATGCTATACTAGACCATGTTGTTGAGAACGGCAATGTAGAGCTAGACCAAGATGCTCCTCCGTTAGTGCTGTATGCGGCAACAGTTCCGCCTGATGCAATAGCAACAAAAATTCCGTTACCGTAATCAATACTTGACCAGTTTGCACTTGCTGGCAACGTTGCACTAGTCCATGAGAATCCATAATCTGTAGAATATGCGGCACGATTTGTTCCTGCTGATATTGCTACAAATACACCATTGCCGTATTTGATATGAGTCCAAGGACCATTATTAGGTAGGGCTGAACTTCTCCAACCCTGTCCGTTAGAGTTAGATCTCCAGGCTTTACTGTCTGAAGAACTAATTATGACCCAGTAGTTATTACCGTAGGCCACACCGCTCCAAGTTTGAGACTCGGGGAGAGCAATTGAAAGCCATACGCTGCCGTCTGTTGAATAAGCACCAGTTGCGTTGCCATCTGGCACTGCCATCCAATTATTTAAACCGTATTCGATGTCTTTCCATGATGTTCCTGGTGCAAGATTAACAGGCAATGTAGCAGGAGATGCTATAAAGTCTGGTTCTGAATAGACTGTCCTAGGTTCTATAAAATAAACTGAAGTAAAGTCTAAGTTAGTCTCAATAGGAGTACCGACGTTAAAATGGTCCCAACCTACCTGGGCTAAGTTCATAGATCCAGATTTAGATGTCAATGTTATTGCAGGGCCGCCGAGTGTTTCACTAACTTGAATAGTTGCTGGTGCGCCACCGCCACCGGCATTAATAGTAGTGATATAATAATCTTGTCCGATATCAACTCCACCAAATAATGCTGTTGAGAATGTTGCACTCATACTACCAATGCCAAAACTTAATAATTCTTTCTTAGCTGTACTTGTAGCTAACATTGATCCGCCTGTTCCAGATGTCAATGATACTGGACTGCCGGCAGTTCTAGTAATCATTGATCCGCTTGCTGTTGTGAGCAACAATGCACCACCGCCCGGTGATTGAGAGATAGTAAAGGTCGTTGCGTTGTTAACAGCAAGAATATAATATGTAGTTTCTGCTTGTATATTACCAAAAGTTGTTCCAGTAAACACAACTGGTTGATTTGGGATAAAACCTGCGGTAGAGCTTACTGTAATTAGGTTTGATGTTGCTTGAGTAGCAGTAGCAGTCACAGTAGTCAATGTTGATGAAACTTGGAAAGATGTTGCATCGATAATTCTACTAATATAATATTTTTGCCCTTCAATAATATTTGTGCCGCCGATAATTGGTTCGCTAAACACTATTGGGTTAAGGACAACTAAAGAATTAGTTGAAACTACTGTAAAAGCATTAGTACTAGAACTTGTTGATGTTACTGTTACCTCAACAAGTGCATTTGAAATACTAAACACGCCTGTAGGGTTAAAAGGGCCAGTTGCACTAATAATGTCGTTTACATAATAAACTTTTCCTACAGTAATTCCACCGATAGCATTACCAGTAAACTGAATTGGATAGTTAACTACCATGTTTGTTGTGTTACCAACAACATAACCGGTGTTAGACGTAAAGTTCATGGTCATGTTGCCTGATCCGCTATTTAATAACCAAACGTTACCAAATAACTGTTCTGTAATTTGAATAGTAGTACTATCGATAATACTGTAAATGTAGTAGATTGTATTCGGGTTAACTGTTGTAAATACTCCTCCAGTAAATGTTACTGGTTGGTTAACGTATAATCCAACTGTGCTTGAGACGGTTAAGGTGTTAATCTGTCCCCCAACAGCCGCAGTAACAGTGACCTGAGACAACGATGTTGATGTAACTGTTGTTGTGTAGTATGTTGGTATAAATTGAACCGGCATATCTACATAAAGTGTTTCAGTAGTAGTACCGTTAGCTAAAGTAATAAGATTGGTTGTAGCGGCAGTTGAAACTACCGGTAATGCATCAAACGATTCTTTAAGAATGTGTACGTCTTTAGATCCTTCGTCATAATAAGAAATGTAACCGTATTGGCCAGCACCAGCACCGCTGTTAATGAAGATTCTCATTCCGGTGTAGTTAGCATTTGTGTTGTTATCTGACTGGGCAATTTTAATAACGTGACCGTCGCCTTCCTGAGCATTATTGCTAGCAGTTAGGTATCCACTTCCTCCTGTAATACCGTTGCTGTCAGTGCTAATTCTTGTTTGGAATACAGATTTTGAACGAAGTTCGTCACCAACTGTGATAACTCCTGTACCTGCACCAATAATATTATAGTTAGCATAAGAAGTGTATTTTGTAGTTCCAACAACTTCTAAATAGAAACTTGGTGTAAAGTTACTATCAGATATTTCAACTTGGCTACCGTAGAAGTAATTAAACAATCCGCTTTCTGCTGAGTTTAGTCCTGTTGGGTAAACTCTAAATTGTAATTGATTGTTTTGGCCAGTAACATCGTATGCGGCTAGCCAAATTCTATACCAACCTCTAGAGTTTTCATTTCCACTTAATACGTTAATTGCGCCGTATTGCGTTGGTGTTAAACCCCCGCTGGCTGCGGAAGGAGTAAGTGCTCCAGTTTGTAAATTATAATTTAATCTACTAATAACTTCGTCAGTGCCAGAGAAAGTTGCTTCTAATGTTACGTTTGTTGCAGTGCCCTTCTTTACATAGATACTACATGTGTACGCTTGAGCACTACCTAGTGGTACTGTTCCTGTGACGTTAACTGTTAAAATAGTAGAACCTGCTAGTGATGCTACTTCAATAATACAGTCGTTTACACTGTTTAAACCGCCAAGTTGCGATCCAGAAATGTACATAGTGTTACCAGTAACGTAACCACTTCCGCCGTTTGTAACTGTTACTACATATGATGTTGCTGTCACTCTTACAGTAAAGACTGCGCTAACACCGCTACCAGAAATGTTAACTGCTGACAAGTTAGTATAGGTTGCACCAGTTGGGGTAACTGGAATATTTTCATATAGGTATCCTTGACCGGGTGTATTACTAATGTTTGTAAACGACCAAGCTTCTGATATACCAGTTGGTGCTGTATAGATTTTATTTTCTAATAAATTGCCGTCAGTAGGCCAGTTATCAAATTCATTGCTATAAGCAAGTAAGTTAGTTGTTGGCTGATTGTAATTAATACCAGCATTACTAAAATTTAATCTTAGGATCTGTGCAACTGTACCAAACGCACTTTGAACTTGTGCCTGTGTCTGACTTGATTGATTATATACTGTACCAGTCGCCGGAGTCTCTGTTGAATCAAAGCCTAACGCAATAACACCGTATGTACCATAAGAACTGTTACCGTTTGCCGCACGGATTCGGCCGCCGTCTTCAGCAAAATAACCAGAGTATCCATAGTAACAGAACACCGAAATACATTCTGTAAGTGCGCCAGGGCCTGTACACCAAATACCAATACCGTCGCTGATAATTTGTGTAAAATCGTTTGCTACAATACTCTTGTTCCCGCCAGCATGTAGAGTTCCGTCAATCTTAGCACCAACTGCTCCCTTACCAAAAGTTGTAACGTTTTGTACGTATGGAGATCGTTTAGTGATCCATACTGAACTATCTGTAGTGTTAATTCCTGGATCAAGACTTGCGTATGCGCCGCCTGTTGGTCTTCTTAACAGGTACTGATCTTCGGCAGTTAATGTTCCCATTAAACCGCTTAGGGTCATATTTCTTAAACCAGTACCGTCACGCATGTAGAACATATCTTTTAAGCAGTCTCCTGCATATACAACCATTCTACCTGTGCCGGTTGTTAAAGATAATGCTGGACCGCCTAGTGTTGCTGAAATGCTAAAGGTTGTTGGAGTAATACTTCCTGCAACAATGTAATAAGTAACCCCCGATGTAATTCCGCCAAACGCTGTGTCGACGTTATTAACAAATGGTGCATCAAACTGTAAAGGCATATTAGCAACCATTCCTGCTGTGTCTTGGCAAGTGAATTTATCAGTAGTTTCGTCTGATGATGTAACAAAAGTTTTAACACTAGTTGCTGGCTCAATTACTGTTCCTCTTAATTCGTCACCTACGATTGCTACGCTTGCAGGTATAGAAATCGGAAGGCTTTCTTTATATGTTCCTGTTTTTACAAAAATAGTTACATTTTCTGCGGTGTTTACAGGTAAAACATTTCCCCCGCGAATGTTAATAATTTGAGAACATGCATAGGCAATAGTCTTCCATGGTTGGTCCCAAGTTCTTCCGTAATCTGGTCGGTCAATGCCGTTTGGTGCAACATATAATACGTTAGGTACTACGTGCAACTGTGACCAAGTTGGTGTAGACCCAACAACTTTAAGAATATAATTTTCTTGACCAATAGGAACTGCAGAATATTCATTATTAGCATATACTTGTAAATCACCAAAGCTATTTAGAGAATTCTTTCTACTGTGAGGTATGTATAGCGTCCAATATTGATTAGTAACATCAAGATCAGGTCGTGAAACTGTGGATAATGAACTGTTATTATTTTGAATTGCTAGGTAGGTATTATTTTTCCATACAACAATATCACCAACATTGTATTGGGTAAAAGGTTGCCATTTTGTAGCCCATCTAATTCCCGGAACTAGCAACGACCAATAAGTAGAATTAACACCGGTAAATGTAAGTGCTTGACTATTACTTGGCGCTCCGTCTGGTGCTCTGTCTAGTATAACTGTGTCAGAAGAGTTTGTTGAAACAACTGTTTGTCCTAAAGTAAATCCTTGACCAACAATTACCATTCCTGGCTTAATACCAGTGTTTGTTAATACTTTTACTGTAGTGCCAGTACTTCCGGCTGCAACATAAGTTGTGCTAACAGAACCTTCAACAGGACTCTGTGCAGTATGATCAAGAACTGCTTCGTATAGTCGACCATTTAATCTAACAATATCGCCAACTAGATAAGTGCCACCGTTGTATTCTCCTTTAAAAGAATATCCAGTAGTTAAAAGTTCCCAGTCAGCCGCTTCGATCGATGGAACATTGTTTAGATTATTTTCTGTTAAAGAAACATAATCGTATCCGCCGTATGAAACAACTTCGCCTCGTTGATAGGTGATGTTTGATGCCCAAGCCCCAGCAAATTCGATACCAGGTAACCATAGTGACCAATTAGCTGTAACAAAAGTTGCATCAGCATTATATGTTACACATTTGTATAGGTTAGACTCTAATTTAACAACATCGTTTAGTTTATAACGTGTGTTAGCAGACCAAATTCCTTTGTAATCAATACCACTAAAATATAATTCCCAATTTGCTAAATCAGCTTCAAGACCAAGTGTGTTAGTGGCGGCAGATGTGTGATTTACAATACATTTATAAACGTTACCGCCGTACTTAACTAAATCACCAGCACCGTAGACTCTACTAGTTTGCCAAGCAAGTGTCCAGTTTAGAGATTCAAAATAATCTCCCCAGTTAGAGGCGTCAGCGGCAAAGTCTGTACTAACGTGAGGAGTAGTTGCATAATACACTCCACCGGCAAAACTAACAATATCGCCTAGAGCATAGGCTTGTCCAGTTTGCCAGTCTCCGATCCAACGTTTACCATCAATAATTAATGACCATTTTGGAAATGGTACAGCGTTTAAATCTGTATAAAAGTTAGAACTAGAAGTGTTTGGCTCTAAGCATACATAGGCTTTACCTTGAAAGTTTACAACCGCATCTCTGTTATAAAAAGTTGCGGGAGTCCAACTACCTGCCCATGTAAAACGCAATCTACCAATTTTAAATTCTGACGCCATTTTATAAAATCCTTGTCTTATTTGTTTACTTATCTAAAGTTAACTAAGCTGTTTTTAAGTTACAATTTGTTCTGGTGCATAAGTGTATGCGGAGTTAATTCTAACTATTAGTTCCCCGTTATTATTAATATAGTAATAACAATTTCTGTTGTCCCAACGATATTGATCCCAATATAAGTTAGGATACGGTCTACTGTGATCACTTTCTAAACGTCCATCAAAGTAATCTACACCGTACTGGAAATTTTCGTAGTTGTCGTTATTTGATCCAGGAAGATTAACAATAACTGTATCAGTATCTTTTAACTGATCAATTTTAGCAAAGTACAACAACCCAGCTTCGTCTCTTCTTAGGGCATAAAAAAATCTTGGGTTACCCTCACCTAGTAGAGCTGTTTGGTCTAGCTCGCCGCCAATATAGTATGTCATATTTTATTCCTTAAATAATTTCCACAAAACTTGCTACCAAGTCTAAACTACTGGCAACGTTAGATTTAATATAAACTTTCATATCACCGGCTAGAACTAATTTTTCACCACCGTTAATAACTCGCAAACTTTGATTTGGCGGTACCACTACTTCTTTAATGTAGTAAGCAGACTCGTCTGGGTTTGTAGCTGTGTTGACTAGTCTTATTGATGCTAGCACAATGCCTTCTGTTAAGTTTGTTAAACTTAGGCCAATAACTGTTACTCGAGAATTAGTATCAACACTGATAACTTCAACTTCAGTAGTTCCGATCTGTGCTTGTAATTTGTTTCTAAAAAAGGTTGCCATAATTATTATCCAAATAGTAAAGCAGATACAATACCAATATCTTGTGCTTGTGTTATGTTAATACCAATACTAGTACCTGCACTGTTAATCCACTGTGTTCCGTTCCATACTTCTACATACTTATAGAATGTATTAAATCTTACCATTCCAGTTTCTGGAACTGTAGGTAGTTGTGTTAGATCTCCTGAAGGAATTACAACACCATTAGTGCCTTGAATCTTAACATATCCGTCTCCGGATTGTACAAACTCTGTAATCGCTCCAGATACTACGTTAGTAATTGAGTTAGTTCTAACTCTCAGGTTGTCAATTTTTACACCGCCAGTACCAGTTGTGCTAATATTAATATCTGCGTTTGTGTTAATAGCTGTGATGCTGTTGTTTTCAATGTTAATACCAGTTGTTTGAAACTTTTGTGTAAACAACTTATCGCTATCAATAGTAGCTGTTAGATTTCCGTCAGCATAAAAATATAAAATATTTTCGTTAGCGCCAGGTGCTGATTCAGCAAGTATCTTAGTATTACCATCTAAGTCAGTAACTCCGCTTAACTGTAACCACTGGTTGTATGTTGCGTTATAACCTTCATATCTACTTAGTGTAGTATTATAACGAATCATTCCGTTAATCGGAGTTGCTGGCCTTTCTGCTGTAGTACCAACTGGTATAATTAAACTTTGGTCACTGTTAATTACTACACTTCCAGAACCCTGCGGTTGTAGAACAATATCTTGATTAGTTTGAGTGGATTTAAAAGTATTATCAGTTACACGAATATTTTCAAATACTACGTCACCAGTACCGTTGCCCTGTAACTGTAAGTCAGTATTGGCAGTTATAACTTCAACTAGTGTACCAGAAATTTTAATATCTGATAACTCTAAATAACCTGTACCAGTAATATTTCCAGTTACTTGTGCTAGGCCGCTGGTTGTAAAATTACCAGTTTGATTAATATCACCAGTTTGATCAATGTTTCCTGTGATGTTAGTTGTCTGTAAACTAGTAATACCAGTAGTGACTGTTAGGTCACCTCCTACTGATAAGTCTTGTGTTATTTCTACATCGTTAGTTGGAACTGAGATGATTCCGGTACCGTTGGCTTTAAGTTCAAGATTGCTATTTGTAAGAGTTGTAGTGATGTAATTGTCATCAATTAATATATCGCCAGTACTAAATGAGTTTGCAGTTATAGAAGTAGTAACATTTAAGTCACCAATTGTTGCAACACCGTTAACTGTTAAGTCTTGGTCAAATAATACGTCATTTGTTGGGACATAGATCTTACCATCTAGCGCGGCTTTAAGCTCTAAGTCTGTTAAGGCAATAGTTGTAGAAATAATATTGCCGTCGATCTTAATATTTTCAAACTGTGCATAACTGCCAACAGTTAGGCTTCCAGTGATTTCAGTGTCGCCGGTTTGTGTATATGTTCCAGTCTGATTTACATTACCGACGTGAGTAATTGTACCATTTACATTTACATCGTCTAGGGTTGTTGTTCCATTAACTGTTAAATTTTGTGTTATTTCTACATCACTTGTTGATACAAGAACTTTGCCTGTACCGGCTGCATCTAATGTTAAATTATCATTTCCACTTGTAGTAATAGAGTTATTGTCAATTACTAAACCGTCAATCTCAGCTTTGTTTACATAAACATTGGCCCAACGTAACAATGTTGTTCCTAAATCATATGTGTTGTTAGTTGATGGTACTAAATTGCTGTTAATGCTACCAACAAAGTTGATATTGTCAGAACTTTGATCACCAATTTGAATGTTTCCGCCAATAGTTACATCGCCGGTAACGTCTAAGTTACCTGTAACAAATGTATTATTCTGTAAATTAATTGCGCCACTGGCCGCAGTAACATTAACATCACCAGTTAGGCTTTCAATAGTATTACCACTAATTCTTAAATTACCAGTGTCAATGTTTGTTGCTGTAACAGTAGTTGTGTTTGTTCCGTCACTAAACGTAATACCAGATAGGCTAGTAACACTTAAGGCTTGTCCGTCAAACAGTACGTCACCTGTTTTTTGATTTACATAAAAACTGTCGCCAACACGGAAGTTACCTTCGTTGTCAACGCTAGTATAGTAGATCTGTGCGCCGTTTAGTTCAACGACTTCGTTAGCCTGTATAGTGTCATTTGGATCGTTAGTTGCTTTCTTTCCAGCGCCGATGTAAGCATAGTTTTGACTGATTAGGTAAGCAACGACACCTTGTCCATCACCGTAAGTGCCGTAGTTACCGTAGATGTTGGCTGAACCAATACTACGAATTTCAGCACCAAAATCTGAATAGTCAGCAAAATCAATTAACTGTGCAGTGCCTCCGCTAGTTGTCCTAATGTCTTGGAAGGTAATACCGTCATCAATAAACGTAGTCGAGTTATCTGTGCCATCAAAATGTAACAATAGGACAGTACTCAAATCGCTTGTTAGTTGTGCTGTAGGAACAGCAAAGTTAGACGTGTACTTTGAGACACCTTTAGTAATCCTTACGTCGTCAATATATCCGTTAAGATTTCCTGCAAGACCGTCAAACCGAGAACCAATTGTTAAGGGACTTTGAATATAATCTGTAGTATCAGTCCAAGTTGAACCAACCTGTGTTCCGTTGAAATATAGTTTTGTTGAGTCTCCGCTTCGTGACAAAGCTACGTGGTGCCAGGCCCCTGTACTTACTGTTGTTCCGGTAATTCTTATTGATCCGTTAACATAATAGTTAAGTGTATTTGTAGTACTAATATAAATTAATGGTGCGTTCTGTGTAAGGCTACTTCTAAAATCTAAAATATTATGTTGTAAATTAGAAACATTTCTATAGACCCAACATTCAATAGTGAAATCTCCTGAAATTCCAGGATCGTCACTAATATCGTTATTTCCGTGAATTAACAATATTGAACTAACGTCTGGTGTAAATGCAGAAGACGGAACTGTGAATGCTCCGGTATATCTTGCAGTATTGCTTATCCTAATTTCGTCAACATATCCATTAAAGTATGCAGTGTTATTAAAATAACTGCCAATAGTAACTGTTGAAGTAGTATAACTTTGTCCGTCTACATACGACCCCACCGACGTTCCATTGAGATAAATGTTTGTTGTTCCACTATTTCTAACTAATGCTACGTGATTCCATGCGTTCGCGGTTCCTGATGTAGCAACATTTATTCGAGTTGCGCCACCAACATAGTATTGGATATTGTTATTTGTAAATAACAAAATACCGTTGTTACCGGCACTAGCACTTCTAAAATCAAAAATACAATGTGCGCCTGTTGCTGTGTTTCGATAAATCCACGCTTCTGCGGTAAAATCTCCAGCTCCAAAAGCAAAGTCAGAACTAGATGCGACTGTGAGTTTGTCGCCAGTACCGTCAAATCTAATGCTGGACCCACCAAATTTACTTTGTGCAGAACTTACAACAGCATCACCAGTGACAGTGATAGTTTTCTCGAGTCGCACTGGTGGTCCAAACTTGAAATCTGGATTACTTGGTACAGTAGCATAGTCGCCAGATCCGTCTAATGATAAACTTGCTGTTCCAAACTTTTTAATGATTGTAGATAGCTTGGCTCCGCCTTGTGCATAAACTGTTTTACCTGCACGATCTGTAATTGTTTGAAAACCAAGTTGGCGACCGGTTAAATTAACATAATTTCCATCTTTACTAGCAATAGTACCGCTGGCTAAAACTGTAGTACCGTCGGTGTCGTAATATGTTAGTGTATCACCGACTGCAAATGTACCTGTTTGATTATCGATACGTAATCTTGTTTGGCCTTGATTTGCAAAACCTGCGGCATTTGAGTAAGCGTAGATGCCTTTGTCAGCAAAGTATGTAAAGCTGTTTAACCATTCAATACGAACACCGTTTGTTGCTACGATAGTTTCTTGGTTAGGTGTGATAAATGTAACGCTATGGAACAGCATTGACGCTTCTTTGCTAGATGCATTTGCTACACTACCGTCAATGTAAGCACCTTTACCTGCATCATTTTGATCAAACCCGTAAGGATCGCCTGCACTTGTTACGCTACCTTTAGTAATAACAGTTATGTTACGAATGTATGGGCTTCTGCTAGTTACAGTTAACCCTGATGCAAATTTAAAAGCGTAACCAGTATTGTTGCCAGAGTCAAAGAAATAATCTGCAATAGTTAAATCTTCAACAGTTGTTTCGCCGTTTAGTAAGAAACAGTCTTTGTTATTAGTTGCAAGTGTTGGAACAATTTTAACTGCACGAATTCCTGCACCTTTAACAGTTACACCTGCGGGTACAGTTAATGGAAATTGTTCTTGGTAAGTACCGGCGTGAATATAAACAGTATCACCAGCGGTTGCTTGAGTTAAGGCAAACTTAACGGTTAAGTATGGATCGTTTGGGTGTGTACCAGTGTTACCGTCCGACCCGGTTGTAGCTACAAAGTAAGTATTTCCAGGCTCTAGTAGTAGATCAATGCCGCCAGCGGTAATTGTATTAGCATTTACTGTATTAGCAAATACATCTTTAATGTAAGCATTGCGCCATTCTTTTCCGCCAGTTGCAGGATCAGTACCTAAATCAAATGTGTTTGTAGTGTTTGGTACAATGTTGCTGTTAATATCTGCATTAAATGTAATATTATCAGTATTTGCATCACCAATGTTAATGTCACCGTCTGCTGTAATTGTACCAGTTGCGTGTAGGTCACCAAATACTTCAACGTTAGCATTGATGTTAACTTTACCTGTTCCTGTAGTACGAATTTCTAAGTCAGTATTTGTGCCTAGTGTTTCAATTACATTTGTGGAAAGTTGTAAGTCACCTGTTTGTAGTTTACCTTGATAAACAACAGGGTTTGTGCCTGATGGTTCTAAGTTAATAGTTCCATCAGAACTTGAAATTGTATTACCTTGGATATTGATTGTTGCAATATCCGCTTCAGTAGTTACTTCTAAATTTGTAGTACGTGTTGTACCATTTACGGTTAAGTCGTGCGTTGGGTTGGCTGTTTTAATACCAATTCGGCCATTAATAACATCTAAGAATAAGAGGTCGGTCTCAAAAGCCAGATTTACCCCGTCACGAAGCAAATTCGCCTTTAAGAGCGGACCAGAAATACGACCAATAGCCATCAGCTCTCCTTAACCCCGTGTTTCACGGTTAACCACCTTACATTGCGGGTTTACCACAGTTTAATATCGTAAACCCTTGGTCAGAGCTTACAGTAATAGTATTTAGCTGATTTTGGTTTTTAGCCTAGAATGAACGCCCACAAATTGGTTTCTGCTTGGATTTCTTCTTCTGTGGCGGCTGAGCTAGCACCAGATGTTGATATCCATCCAGTACCATCATAGATTTCCATTAGTCCTCGATCTGAGTTAAATCTTAGCTCACCTAGTTCTGGTAATAGTCTGCGTTCTAATTCTGTACCGGAAGGGAAAACAACAGCACCAGTACCGGAGAATTTTACGTAGCCAGGGCCAGTACTAGCTAACACAAACGGGTCGTTTGTTGTATTTTCAATAGTAGAGTCTTTAAACAACACACTGTTGATGTTTACAGTTCCTGTACCGTTTGATGTTATTTCTAAATTGTTTGCTGGAACTGCATTAGAAATAGTACTTGAGCTAATTCTTACATTATCTGCTTGCAGTGTATTTGAGTTAACACTAGTAGACGATATTGTTGCTCTTAGTGATCCGTTTACGCTAAATTCTAAAATATTGTTGTTAAAGCCTGGGTATTCCTCTGCTCTAATAAATGTGTTTCCGTCAGTATCATAGATGTCGGTGAAACTTACTACACCAAACGGTGTCCAGCCCTCGTATCGTTTTGTTGTACTGTTCTGTCTTATTTCACCAACACTTTCTAATAAAGCATTACTATTGTTTCCGTAGGGTATAGCAATAGCTTTATTAGAATTAATAATTGCATTTCCTGTACCGTTGGGTTCAAAGATAATAGACAAATCTCTATCGCCCTTTAAGTCCGCAAGATAAAAATCTCCGTTTTCAGTTAATAGTAATTGTCCGTCTTCTGTAGATAACAAATTGTTAAAAGATAATGCAATGTCATTAGTGTCAAATATGTTACTGATAACATTATTTGTAATCTTTAATTGTTTTGCAAAAGATACACCGCCAGTTCCAGCCGCAGAAAAATTTAAATCAGTGTTTAAACTTGTAGTCCTAATTACTGTACCTTCAATCCTAATATTAGGAACTTCAAAATAAGATGGCGATACAATCTTAATGTTGTTATTATTAAAATCTCCTATTATATAAAGATTACCAGTTTGGTCAATATCTCCAATAATAGTTGTTGTATCGTTAATTTCTGTATTTTTAAGGTTAGTTGTTCCGCTTACAGTTAACTGATCAGTGATTGTTAAATTGTTAGCAACGTCAACGTCATTTGTTGGAACTAGAACTTTTCCTGTTCCGTTAGCTTGTAGGATAAGGTTTTGATCTACACCTAACGTAGTAATATAATTGTCGTTTATATAGACACTGCTAATTGTAAAGTCATCTGCTACAACAGTATCTACACCAACTATACTGTTGAAATTACCTACTCCAAAAACATCTAAATTGTTGGTAATTTCAACATCGCTATCTAAAACTTTTACTAAACTACCTGTAGCAGATAATATTAAATCATTATTACTGTCTGTAGTAGTAATAACATTGTCTATAATTGATATGTCTTCAAGTTGTATTTCACTAGTTGAACCGCTTACATCTAAGTAACCAGACATGTTAGTATCGCCAGTTCTTAGAGTGTTACCAACTTGGTTAGTGTCGCCTATCTGTACTATATCAGCAGGAGTCAATACTGTGCCAATATTAGTATCTACAAGGTTAGTAGTTGTACTAACTTTTAAATTTTGTGTAATTTCAACATCTGAAGCTGTGATTTCAACAATACCTGTTCCGCCAGCATTTATTATTAGATCAGTATTGGCGGCAATGGTCTTAATAGTATTGCTATCAATTTCAGTTACACCATCAATGTCAAGACGTCCTGTAAATAGGTCGTCCCAACGTTTTGGATCAATGCCGTTATCAGTTCCTAAAGTGTAAGTGTTAGTTGTCTTAGGAACAATGTTTTGTGTTAGATCTGGAGCAATCGTAATGAGGTCAAGAGGATTGTTGCCTAGATATACCGTACCTTTTACAATAGTGTTGCCAGTAATTGAAGTGTTGCCGGTGACAAACACATCAGTGTTTAGATAAGTTGAGCCGCTAAATGCTGATACGTTAACTGGGCCTGCTAGAGATAGTATAGTATTTCCAGCAAATCTAATGTTTCCAGTTTGAACATAATCTTTGTTTATAACTGTAGTACTAGTTGGGCTTTCTAGTGTTATGTTACCTTGGGCACCTAGATCAATGCTCTGTGCATCAAAACTAACTTCGCCAGTTTCTTGATTAACATAGAAGATATCGCCCACACGATAGTCACCTTTGTGGTCCATACTATCGTAGTAGATTTCTCCGTTGTTTAACTCTACTACTTCGTTAGCCTGTACTACAGTAGTTCTATCGTTAAGGGTGTTTGCGCCGGACCCTATGTATCCAAAATTGTGACCTATTAGATAACCTAATGTGTCGGCGCCATCTGCTACTGCACCATATGTACCATAGACGTTAGCACTGTTAATACTACGCATCTCTGCCCCAAATATGGTTCCTTGACTTGCACGACCTAAACTACCTTGTTTTAGATAAATGCCTCGTTTTGCATAATATGTAAAGCTGTTTAACCATTCTACTCTAACACCGTTAAGTGCTGTAATGCCATCTTGATTTGGTGTTATAAAAGTTGTAGCAAAAAACAAGCCGGTTGGAGGAACTGTGCTAGTTGAGTCTGCAACGCTACCGTCTAAGTATGCGCCGCCGCCTGCATCGCCTTGATTAAATCCCAACGGATCTGCTAAAGATGTAACTGATCCTTTTGTTATAACCGTTACATTATAAATGTAGGGGCTTCTTAAAACAGTTTTAAAATTATTAGCAAATCTAAAAGCATAGCCAGTGTTGTTTACCGAATCGTGGAAAAAATTTTGAATCGTCAAGTACTGAACTGTACTATCGCCGTTTAGTAAAAAACAATCTTTGTTATTAGTTCCAACAGTTGGTTCAATTGTTACGGATCTAATTCCTGTACCTCTAACGCTAACGCCTTGCGGAACAGTTAATGGAAACTCTTCAACATAGGTACCGGGAAATATAATTATTTCGTCATTAGGACTAGCAATTGAAAGAGCGTGTTTGATAGTCCTTACTGGATTTGAGTAGTGTTCGCCTACATTTGTGTCAAACCCGTTTGTTGAAACATATATTGTATTGCCAGTTAGTGTAAGTAGATCAATATTGTTAACAGTAACCCCTGACATATTGATACTGTCAGCTTCTACATTGTCAACATATAATTTGTTCCAACGTTTTAAACTAGTGCCAAGATCGTATGTATCAGTTATATCGGGTACAATATTACTGTTAATGTCTGAATTGAATATTACGTTGTCGGTGTCAGCATTACCAATTACAACGTCACCGTCCCAAGTAATATTTCCAGTGGCGTGTAGATCTCCGTTAACATTAACAGTATCAGAATAAAAATTAACTAGTCCAGATCCATTAGGAGAAAGCTCGATATTGCTGTTATTTGTTATGTTTTCAATTAACTGATCACTGACTCTTAGGTTTAATGTTCCAACTTTAGTAGTTAATATCTTAGGATCTAATGCTGGGTTTGGAGAGATATAGATTATACCGTTCTGATGTTGTATTCTATTAGTTGAGAATATAAAATCATCAACAGTAACAGAAGTATCAGCAATTAAATTAGTGGTATTAATTGTGTCGTTAACCAGTAGAGGACGAGTCGGTGCATCTGTTCTTACACCAATTCTACCGTTGTTAACATCTAAGTATAGGAGGTCAGTTTCAAAAGCTAAATCTACTCCGTTGCGAAGTAAATCAGCTGATAGTAACGGGCCGCTAATTCGTCCTAATTCTGCGCCCATGGTCGCTCCTTATTGATCAAAACCGTGCAATACTATAACTGGTTTTCCGTAAGGCACTGCTGAACTAAATTGGATATAATATCCACTTGCTGTGTTTGATGCATCAGTGATTGTAATAATTGTCCCGGACGTAATATCAACTGTAGCATTATTAGACATTGTAACTGTTGTTAATCTTCCTTGACTATCAACTGTATAAGAAACAACTGTAGTAGTTGCCGGAACGTTTGTACCTGTAATAGTTGCTCCGGTAATATTAACAGAAGGATATATTGGGCTAGTAATTGTATCAAACGTTAAAACATTATTACCTGTAGTTGTATCTGCAGAAAGATCACCGCTATATACTTGCCCAGGAATTGTTGGATTCTGGACGATTGTATAGTTTGTATTGTGGATTTGTAAAACGTTTTCGACTACAACAATTAGATTTTGGCCGCCCCATGTATCTCCACTTTGTACTACAGCTGGGGGTGCTGGATTTAAAGGACCAAAATAAACAGTGTTGGCATCACCAACACCTAAATTCTGTTGTGTAATTCCTGTTGATTCTTTGTAACGCAAAGTTCTCCAACTTGCCGGACTACCGGAATAGACTTCTACTTCGTTTAATGATGTGTTGTATCTAAGTTGTCCAGTAATAGGGCTAGTAATTGAGCTGTCACTCTTAGGCAACACCATTGCTCTACTTTCAGCAAGTGTAAGATCGTTGCTTGTGTTTAGTGCAACTCTACCGTCATAGATTGCTCTACGGTTAAGTGTTAAAGTTTTTAAAAATCTCATTATACGCTCAACACACTAATTGTAGCAGTCAAACCAGTATTTGATGCAACTGCTTGAAGATTGTCGCCGTTTGCTAGAACCATTTTTTCTTGATCAAAACTAACAGTATCACCTGCTGGTATTGTTAATGCATTTACAATCATACTTCCGGTTCCAGCACTTCCGCCAGACGGAACAGCATACAATGTTAAATTTAAATCGCTGCCGCTTGTGTTACATACAATAACAGTAGTAATAGCACGTTGGCCAGAGCCTGAAGATAATGTTGTTGCAGGTAACGTTGTTGCTGTAATTTCTGTATTGTAAATTGCCATATTCTATCCTTAAAAGAGCATACTTAAAAGTAGGGCTCTATTTTTAACTACTAATTCGTCTGATGTTCTACTATTTACAACAAACATACCGCTGTTGTAAAGTTCATAATTTGATGTTACAGTTTTAGAATACAATCTTGATGCTGTACCTACTACTGCTGGATCGCTTACTTGCTGATCTAAATTTAATACACCGTCAATTTCAACGTTGTTGTTTACCGCAGTTAAGATTAAATTATTTGCACCAGTATTATAAATTGTATCAATATAAATGTTAACGTTATCAACATCTAACCCTTGAGCTGTTACCTGAGCACGTTGATTTAGTGCTCCACCCGATCTAACAAAAAATCTAATGTTAGATGGGTTTGCAATAGCAAGTGTATCTTGATTTCCTGCTGTAGCATCAATTGGACTAAAAATCTTGTTGACCGTTGCAACGCCGTCTGCGGCAGCTACATAGTCGTTAATCCATTTTTTATTTGGAATATCATCGTCGTTTAAAACACGCAATTCATAGTCAGTTGAGTTAATAACACGTAATACTCCTGCGCCATTTTGCATATCAAAACGCACATTTGATGAAGGATCGCCAGCATAGCTGTCGGCCTTAACTCCTACTAGTGTACCAGTATCTAACTGTGTTGTAAATTTATCAACACTTTCGTCCCATAAGAATTGACTGTTTGCTAAACTTCCTCTGTCAACTTCAAGTCCAGAGGTAACTTCTGTTACCCCTGCACCTGTTTCACCTTTGTTTAAAAGAATTATGTTGTCTTCGATTGTAAGATTAGTAGTATCAACAGTAGTTGTGTCACCTAAAACTTGCAAGTCGCCAGTAATAACAACTTTGCCGGGCGCATTACCTACGTCAAGTGTAATCGTTCCTAAGTCTTTAACCTTAAGACGATAATCACTTTCACTAATTCTTACGATTCTAGACATTTATAATTCCTAAACTAATTATTGATTTGCAATAGTTACTGTATCATTTAAAACAGCTGAACCAAATGTCCATTTTGCAGTTGCACCGCTAGCAAATTGAGTACCTGCAGAACTTGTTCCGCTGTGTGTATTTGCTGTTGGAACTAAAACTGCTTTACGAGCAGTTAACTTAGAAACTAAGTATGTGCCGCCAGCACTATCTGTAGCCATAATAGACATCTCGTTTGCACCAAGTGCATTAGTTGTAACTAATTTGCAAACTGCTGTACCGTCACTAGTTTGAACTTTATAACGACGAGCACTTTGTTGTTTGATAATATCGCCAGTTAACACTTCAGATCCAGCACCAATTTGTGCTTCACACTTGATGCTGTTTTGACGAGTAGTAGTTAGAGTAACAGTAACTCCATCAGATCCGTGAGTTAAAACAACTTCTTCTGCACCACCTGCTACTGTGTCCTTGATAGTAATTGTTGGACGAGCTGTATAACCAGAACCTGCACTAGTCATAGTAACCGCAGTAATATCACCATTGCCGTCAATAGTAACTGTGCCAGTTGCTGTTTGACCACCAGTTAACTCTGGAGCAGAAAATGTTGCTGTTGCACCGGTGTTCATACTGGCTGCAATTGGCGCGGCAATAGCAACGCTAGCCACACCTTCGCCACCTACGTTTGCAAATCCAGATAGCTCGTAGTTTGTGTTAGCGAAATATTTCTTTTGAATTGGACGTCCCATTTGTTTTCTCCTTAAAATATGACGTTCTAGGTCTACGCAGAGGGATTCTGCATAAGTCTTGCTACAAGGCAAGCTCTCATATTAGACATTATTATTTAGCTGATCAAGAGAAAGGGCTCCGAAGAGCCCTTGCTTTTGCGTGACTTTAAGTAACGAATTACTTGAAAGAAACGTTGCTGATTGCAACTTTTCCTAGGTAGTCAGCGGCGTTACCTAGAGAAGAAGCTGTGTTTGTCAACTCAACATAACCATAACGTGTCATAAATGATACGACTGGTTCGAAAGTTGATGGATCTAGAACAACACCAGAGCTCATTAGAGGAATGTATGGGCAATAGAATGCTGCCGCATCACTCTCGCTAGAACCCTTGTAACCGATTAGAACGTCGGCTGTGTCGGCGGCGTATGTGTTAACATAAACCTTCATAGCGTTGTTTAGTGTACCAACGAACTTAGTGTTTGTTGGAGCTTCGAATGTACCTTCTGTTGTACGTGCAAATGCAGAAGTTGTAGCAGACTGAAGAATTGTAAGAGCAAATGGACTTACAACTGCCCAGTTACCAGCGCCACGACGTGTACGCTGAGCGATCAAGTTAGAAACACGGTTGATCTGAACAGCTAAAGCGGCGTGTTCGTCACCAACGAATGTTGCTGTACCTGAAACTGCGTTCTGGTCAAATGTCTCAACAGCTGAACCTGCTAGAGAAGCTAGAGAAGCTAGGATCTCTTGGTCGATTTCAGCAGTGATTTCTTGTGCTAGAGCAGCCATAATTTCTGCTTCGATGTCAATGCCTTGTTGGGCTTGTGCATCTTGTGCAGCCTCAAATGTCCAGCGAGCTGACAACTTACGTGTCTTAGCTTCAACTGTTTGCTTGAGGATTTGAATGCTCATACGCTTACCAGCGGCACCTTCTAGAGTTGCTGTAGAAGCACCTTTAGCTGGTGAACTGTCGTTACCAGAATATGCTTCAGCAATCTTGAATGGGCTTAGAGCTTCTTCACCTGCTACTACGCCAGTTGCGCTATCAGCGTAACGAACACGTAGAGTATGGATCTGGCCAACTGGACCAGTCATTGGTTGTACACCAACTAACTCGTTAGCAATAACGGTTGGCATAACGCGACGAATCACTGGAAGGATCACGCGATTTAGGGTTGCAACGTTGCCGGCAGAAGTAGCACCTGCTGTTGGGGATTCCATCAAATACTTGCGAGTATTTTCTAATGTTACACCCATGACAGATTTTTTAGTGCCTTGGAGGCCTTCTAAAAGAGCTTCTTTAGTCTCTGCCCAACGGTTTGTTAGTAGTTCTGACATTTAAATTCTCCTTAAATTTTTAGTCCTGCGAGTCTGCGAATATCTACAATATTTGATTCGCCCTCGACGCTACGTTGTACGTTGGTAATTTCTTTATTACCTGTAATTTCTTTAGCCTCTACAAGTGCCTGTTTCTTCTGCGGAGCTTTGCCAGCGATAACTGCTGGGAGATACTTTTCAAAACTTTCTGTTAGCTTTGAAGTTTTCACACTCTCCATTAATTCACCCATGATTTCACGTTGCTCGGTGTTTAACGGAGCAAGTAACTCATTCATGATTTCTTTACGTTCTTGCGACTCACGAAGAGCGGCAATCTCTGCTTCTTTACTTTCTACTAGTGACTTAGCTTCTTCTGCAACCTTAGCGGCTTCAGCAATAGCTAGTTCTTTCATGTCTATGACCTTGAGTAATTTAGCAGTTTCTGACTTCTCATTTAGGTAACTAGCTTGGTATTCTTGAGCAAATGCTTCGAATAACTTGCGACCAAAGTCTGCACGGCGAGCGGCTTCGATGTCTTCTTTAAGTGATGTAATTTCAGAACGTAGTCCTTCTGTTACAACTCCTTCGACCATCTTAGCGGCACGCTCAACAAACTGTTGTTTTACCTTTGCGAGCTGTTCGCGACCTTCGCGAACTAAACGTACCTTGGTTTCAGCCAAGTCTTGTTTATCTTTGTAAAACTCTGTAATTTCTTGAGCAAGAGCTTCTACTACGAATTGTTCTAACTTACCGAATTTATCAGCCATTTCGACTTGATCTTCGTGAAGTTCTTTGACTTCGCTTGCTAGTTGACGTGCAACGAATTCCTTCATTACAGCACTATCTTGCTTCATCTTAACGGCATACTTTGCTTTCATCTCAGCTAATTGCTTACGATCGTCGGCAAATTCAACAAGTTCAGCTGATAAACGATCTGTAACCATGCGGTCAACAGCTTCAATCATCAGTTCTTTGTCATGCTCGTATTTTTGTGCGAACTCTTCGCGTAGTTGTTGAGCAACTTGTTCACGGTTCTCGTTAATACGAGCTTCCCATGCTTGCTCAATAGACTCTTTGATCTCTTCAGAAATCACATTGTTTTCAAATAACGTTTTTAGTGCATCCAACATGTGATTCTCCTTGTTATTGGAGTTTGCTTA